CAAAAAAAATAAGTGTAATCTACCTATATGGTAGAACAACTAAGTGGTGCAGGGCAGAGTGTCAGCGTTAATGACATTCGAAACAAAATCAACGAGATCATTGATGGAGGTCTTGGTGGTGGCGGAAATATCAGCGTATCTGCGAGCCCCCCTCCCAACGCAGCAGAGGGAGATTTGTGGTATGATGACACATCTGCAGCCCTATATGTATATTATGAAAGTCCTATTTCTGCATGGATACAAACAAATGGCAACGGAGGTGGCGGAACGGCCTTAAAGCTTCAGACATCTGATTCCTCAACTTTGAGCGGAGGAATCATCATTGACCATAGCGGCAATAAGTTAAGAATTTATGAAAATGGAGGGTCTTTTCGCGGCGCTTATTTAGATCTATCTCAATGTTTTGCATATCAGGGCACAGACGTGTTGAGTTCAGAGGGCGGAGCGGCAGGAGCAATCAACCACACTCCTGGTGTTCAGAGTTTTTATGCAGATATTTCAGATAAGGATTGTTTTTTTCCTTTGCCTATAAGTTATATTGGTCAAGAAAGAACATTTTTAATTACTGTAGCTGGAACCTGGAGCTCTAATACGGTTTGTTCTGCTTTTTCGGGTGTTTCGCGCACCACATCGATTTTAAATATTAGGCCCGGAATGAATATATCTGGAGGTACAAATTTTCCTGTATCTGTTTCAAGCATGAATGAGCAAGGTGTACTGCAGGTGCAAAGCACGCCTTTTATTTTCAACAAGGATGCTGCAGGAAGCAGAATTTATACAACTTTTCTTCTTTGGAATTGTCCTGCGACAGCTTTTAGCTTAAACAGAGGATCCTCAACGACTATGCAATCTATAACCGTTACAGATTTAGGTTCTGGCGCAACTGCATTCAATCCTCCCGCAGGCTTCACTGCTGAAGCTTACAATTATTTTTATATTGTATCCTATGAGTAAATATGAGCGTCAGGCTATCATACGCAGAACTTAAAGGGACCTGGCTTAAAAGATGGAGATCTGTAGAATCGTATGTCGTCAATAACGTAACTTATCACAGAAATTATCTTGAGGAAACATATTTCTCTCCTTACATTAGACCCAATTATCAGTACTCTAATGAGTTTGATAGACCCAGCGATTCGGGTGATAGTGTTCATAGCGCTGCTTTATATTCAATAATTAATGATATTGATTATTTTGATGTTGGCGGAAAACTATTCAAAAAAAGATGGCAAGATGGTCAGTTAATATTTGATAGATTTTATTCTGAAGGCAACCTTGACCCGGAGCAGCAAGCTCCAATATTAAGTATATTTCCGAATTTTTTGTTCCATAAATATGGGCAGCAGTATGCTCGCGTTCAAGCGATGCGCGGGGTTTCTGCTTTTGATGTTATTGATGGAGATCTAACGGCTGGGGTTTCTGTTTCTGGTTTGTTGCCTGCTTACGCTGTTGGCGAGCATGAGATTTATTATTCTGTTACAAACTCCAGAGGTTTGACTGTTAATGGAATGAGGGTAATTAGCGTATTTGTACAGCAAGAATCGATACAGACACTTCCTTGCGGTTTCCTAAATTTCACAATGAATAGTTCATATTTTTTAAACTATTCTGATGGAAGTATTCTTTCAAAAGAGAAAGAAGAGGAATTGCGATCTGATGAAACAAACCTATGGTTAAGAAAAGAAAATGGGTTTTCTTTGATTTCAGAACATGCTTACGATTTAGAAAAAGACGGATTGCCATTGATCATCACAGGTGCGGCGACAATTATTCCTTTCTCTTTGGATACAGAAGAGGGTAGTACGCTTCTTGTTGACAATGGTAATTTTGCAGAATATGAAATTCTAAGATATGGCGGCCCAAATCATAGCAGTGGTAGCATTGGCGGTATTTATGCCCCCTTAACGTATCATCGAGAGGGAGAAACAAATAGAAAATACAAACAACAAGAAATTCTAATTCAACATGTTCCCGAGGGTTATTGGAATGTTAATATAAAGTCTTACCTAAATGGGTCTATTGCTTCTGAGCGATTGTTGTATAGTTTATATTCTTATGTTCCTGCTTGTGATTACACAATAGAGGTATCAAATTCACAATGCGGAGATTTGGAATTTAATTTGGGAGAGTCTGTATTGAAAGACAGCCATCCATTTGCTGATGGATCGTATGTCAAATATTATATATATGAAGGATCTCCATTTGTGTATAATATTGAAGATAGACAGTTGGATGAAGAGGTCTTTGATAATTTTGTTGCTATTTGCTTAAAGAGAGATAATGGTCAATGCCTGCTCACCGAACCTGTCGTTTCTGAAATAGAGCCAGAAGGGTATTTCAAGAAACCCGAAGAGCTGGAGTGTTTACTCACCGAATCAAATTTAAAAATAGACGTCGCAGAAGATTACATTGCGACCGATCAATGTATCGAGCATAAGGCTTTAATTGTTGAACCTATAGAGGTTCAGGAGGTTGATGTTGAGATTCAGCTTGAAGACTCTATTTCTACTGAAGATTGTGGATTTATTTACGCAGCAAGTCCAAATTACTCTCAATATATAGATAACTACCAGGATCTGTCGGACTATTACAACAACCCGAATAATGTTTGGGCTTATGATTATTTAATTGGAGATACTACCCCTCTCCCTGTTCAAAGTAGAAGTAAAGCGGAATTTGGGCTGTCTCATTGGTATGCGGCGGGATATAATGAGGGCAGGAATTTAGCTTATGATTTTGTAGACGCTTTAGAAATCCAGGGTCAAGCCGCGTCAATTATTTGCGAAGTTGAACAAGAAGTAGATGTTAATGCCGACGCAATCAGGGAATCTCAGCAAATAGGGTCTTTAGTTTCCTATCCTTTACTTACAGAATCTTTTGTGTCTCTCTCTATTTCTGATGAAGAAGATTTAGAATTTCAGGGAAGCTTAGAAATATTGGATCTCGAAACGGAGCGTGGTTTTTATATAAATGACGATCTTAGGGGTATAGCTTTAGAGAGACAAAGTCGTCAAGAGTCAATTGAGACAGAATTAAGTCAACCCCTTTTGGCTTTTGAGCAATTAGATGTAGACCAATTGATGATAGAGTCAAAAAATTTACTTTATAGATCTGGGCCAGTATATACGAGCAACTTTTTCCAAACGCTTGATGCGGGAAATTATATTTATATCGTTAATGTATTTAATGATTCTGATGAAGTGATACGAACTTTTTCAACTCAAAATGAAATAGAGGTATTTGACTGCTCTTGTATTCAAATTGAGGAGGGTTTTTGCTTGACTCATGGGTCGCAAAATTTGCCTGTATTTTTAGATTTTAATATTATAGATGAAATATTTCAGCCAGATCCGTGTGGGTTGACTATCGAAGCAGATTTTGGATCCTATACTAGTATTGAGGATATAGATACTAACTTATACCTCAGGACAGAGCGGGACGAAGTTATTTATGTTGCCGGACTTTCGGAATGCATCGCCTTTCAGTTGGAGGAAGAGGCAGAGGAAGCTTTAACGTTTGCCTATTTAAATAGTCTTTCTGCCGCAACTCCTTGTGAGCTGCAAAGGTTTGAATTGGAGGGCTTGCTAAACCAGGGGTCGTCAGACATAGAGATTAAGGTAAATATTTTTCTAGAAACTGAAATATACGAGTTTTCCCTAACAACCGAAGATTGCGAACCTTTGCTACCGAAGTCAAATGACCGAAGCATTCACTTGGGGGAATTGTATGTTGAGTCTCCTGATTTAATTTATGTATAAATAAAAATTTTAAGCTTTATAATAAAGAGTGTATACGTATGAAGCACGTTAACTAAAATTAAATTTAAAATATGACAAAAATAAGCGAACTCGGTCAAACCCCTCAAGTTTCCTCTAGTGATCAATTTGTGGTTGTTCAAGGAGGAACAACTTATAATGTAACAGCTGGAATCCTGCAAGGTTTTATTTCTGGAAGCACTGGTTCTTCGGGGGGCAGTCAAACACCTCTTCCCACTCAAAATGCTGTACCATTTATACAAAAAGAAAGTTGTTACGGAACGGTAAGGAAAGTCAGTATTGTAAACGGTGGAAGTGGTTGGGGTACGAATCACAATAATAGAGTGTTCAAATGTATACATCAAAGTTTGAGATATTCTGAACCTTCTAATTCAAATTACAGCGCAAAACCTTTCTTGGCTAGAGGTTGTGAGGTGCAGGTTTCTACTACATCAAGTGGAGGGGGACAGGTAGATAGTTTAAGAATTGTCATGCCTGGACAATTATATCGAGTAGGAGATATTTTAGCTATTTCAAATATTACTGGAGATATGGATGAAACTTCTCCAAACTCCACAGTTACCGGACCAAGCGCTTTACCGCAAATTCGCGTTGATGACGTTGAGCCTTTTATGACGGGAAATCATGCAGGTCTACAGCATATGGGTAGCGCAAATCCTTGGGTCATGACAAATTCTTCTTGGGGAGACCCAATGACAACTTTGACTAGTTGGACCAATCAGTTTTTAAACCCCCAAAGAACAAATTTAGAAACTGTAAATTGGGCGGATGGTTATGCTATTGAAATGGCTGCATGCTGGAAAGCGAGCATGTATATGCGTTATAGTTGTAGCGATTCCAATCAATATGACACTTTTAATGCTTACGGAGATGGTGCAGGGAATTTTCATCCCTATTCTGAGGCCAACCACTTGGGCGTCGGAACTGCCGCTAGAGTTCCGCCAATACTTTCTAGCGATGCTTACCATTGCGATGTAATGTTGCCCGGCACTTGGTTTGTGGGGGGAGCTACGATAGCAGGAGGTGCACAGTACATGAGTACTTCAACAAGAGTAACAAACTCATCTTTTCCTGATGAAATGCAATCAGTAACAAATCCCGTTACTGATGCTCTATGGCCCACGAATAGATTTATTTTCAATAAACATCAGTTGGCTGGTAAAGTATATGGAGGAATGCCTTTATACTCTTCAGGTTTCGATAATTACGGCTATGGAAGCGGTGTACATCAAGGTATAAACTTAACAACTCCCTTGCAAATGACTCGCAGCGAATTACCAGGCGATATTGCTGATGATATAGTAAGCGGCACTGAAGTTTTGGGCCAAAGTGGTCAGCATGGAATTTGGACCGCTTCTAAAAGCAAATATGATACTTCGACTCAAGGAAGAAGCACGAATCCCAAAGCAAATCGATCGATTGTTATTCCTAGGACCGGATACGAGCACTATACATGCGGTTTTTATTTGATCAATATAGATGATTTGCTTCCTGAATATCAAGCAATTTAAATAAAATGACTAAAATCAGTCAACTCACTTCTATTTCTAATGTTAGCGATGACGATTTGTTTGTGGTTTCTCAACAAGGGACAACTTATAATACTCGCGCTGATCTTATAAAATCTTTTGTAAATGGAGGTCTTTCGGGAGATTTGAGTGTTGGTACTCCGAACCCAAATCAATATGCAACGCCTTATGCTCAGAAAAATATTGCTTATGGTATTCCAAGCGCTGTAGAAATTCTTCCTGGAAACGAAGGGGCTGGTTATACAGATGGAAATTTCAATAATGAAATTGTTGCCTGTGCGCATGACGCCCTTGTATATCAACCTCCCACTGGGGAGCTTGCTTCAACAAAACATGATGCTTCAGACTACTTGGCTCGCGGGCTTGAAGTAAAACTAACCATTTCGGGTGGTAGTTTATCTGCTGTCAGAATTACCCAGCCTGGCCAGCTATACAGAATAGGAGATATACTGGAAGTTACAAACCTGAGAGGGCAGACGAGTCCCTCTTCTCCGGGAACAGAAATTATAAAAGGTAGTGGATTTGTTCCTGCTAGAATAAGGGTAGTAGATATAGAACCCTTCATGAATCCTGGAGGTGGGAGTCCAGCGCACTCAAATTTCGGCTCTTGTAACGGCTGGATACAAACTGATCCTAGATTCGGAGATCCATTAAACAATTTAGAAAACTTTGACAGCAACAAAGGTTTAAATCCATTAAATCCTACAAATTATCCTGTAAATTTGTCAGAAGGAGAGTTTCCTGTTATGGAGGCAGATTGGGCTTCCACCATTTTTAAGGTTTGGGACAACAACACGACCACTGTTGAGCAGCCTGATACGGCTTACGGTTGGAACGAACCCACTGGAATACCTGGTGCGAATTGGGCAGGCTTATCAACGAGTTGTGTGAGTCAGGCTTATCCTCCCTGCCCCAGGCAAGCAGGAACTGGCGTAGATTGGTTGATCGCGGAAATTCCAGGAACATGGCTGCTGGGCGGAGCAGGATTGACTATTCAAGGAGGAGTCAATACTTGGCCTGACTTTCCGAGTTTTAACTATACAGGTAGTTTTGAATATTTTACCTCTGCAGGCAATCGTCAGACAAGTGATGGTACATATTCATCTGTTCTTCCGGGTTCGAGGTACGTGTTTAATGAGTGGAATAAATTATCTGGAGCGGTTCATGGAGGAATTCCACTGAAGGGGGCTCAGCCAAAATACCACTACTATTTGAGTGGCAGCTATAGTGGTTATGCGACGTCCGGCCTTGAGAGCGGTTTCAATTTAATGAAGAGCATTTCAATGACAAAAGATGATATTTTTACTGAAGTCAGAAATGTTGTGGAAGGAGGAGTAAATGTAGGAGGAGTTGTTAAAAAAGGAATTTGGCAACCTAGATTAGAAAAGTTTCCTGGGACTACAGATTCTCACGGAAAGGGCTTTGCTCATGATTCAAAAAAGAATATAAACTGCCCTGGTTACACAGCCTGGAGCTACCGAGTGTACCACCAAGTTGGGTTTTTCTTGTTTGATGTAAAAGATATGATGCCTGAAGTTTCTGCTTGATAGTGAAAAAAATTCTTCGTGATATTATCTACAGGGCTCAAAGCGGGCAACATTTAAACGAAAACGAAAAATTTATATACGACGAATGGACAACCAAGCAAAAAAGTCGCGGCCTGGGTGATACAATTGCAAAAACAACAGAAAAACTAGGAATTCCACAGTGTGGCTCATGCAAACAGCGCCAGCAAAAATTAAACAAAATATTTCCGTATAAAAAATAAAGTGTAAGCATTTACATGCTTTTGATTATCGATTCTTGCTTGTGTGAGCCGCCAAGCGAAATTGCTTGTTTTCGCGATATTACTTTGTACGCAAAAAACTTTGTTTTTGAAGATGTTTTATTGCGTTGTCCTCCGGGAACTCGATCAATGTATTGGGATTGGTTGAAGGGTTATGGCGCACATGATTTTGTGGATTACTTGATTCGCGCAAGCGAAAAACAGCGCGGGTACGTAATCTCGGATGCTTCTCCGGCAAACATAGTTGTAGATAGAATAAGCTGTGAAAACTTATCTTATCTTGTTTCTAGGTTACGATCCTGCGGTTGAGGCTTTTACTTGAGCCACAAGTTTATCAAATTCATCGTCGGGCATTTCTTCTACTACTTTTTTGGCTTTTACTTTTGCTTGATTTTCTACTAATTGTAGGAATATTTTAATTGGAATAGAGTCTAAAGCATCCGCTACGGTCGCTTTGTCCATGATTTCGGCGCATATGTACTCTATGAGCTTTTCTTGGTCTTGTGTGTTTCTTGTTGTTTTAGTTTCCATGATATATAATTTTACTTTGAAGTTCTATAATTTTTTCTTTTTGATTTTCGATTAATTTTTGTTGATCTAAAATAAACCAGCCCATATAAAATATCAATAATAGTAGACTAACCAATGTAAGATGCTTGTTCATGAAATATTATAATGTATAATATTGTAAATTATAGTGTTTTTGATAAAAAGAATATATATTGTGCAGAAAGGTTCTGCAACGATCTAATTAATTTGAGATATTCCCTGTAAAGTTTACAATATTATTTGTGAGTGTATAATAATTAAATGCCTGTAGAAACTGTACAAATTCATAACCTCCCCGAGCAATCAGCTGAAGATTTCTCTCCTTCCGAAGACTTATTTCTTGTTCATAAGAACTCAGGCAATGAGGCTCAAAAGGGAACCTATAAATCTAGTTTCGCAGATTTAATCGATCACCAAAATATTCATTTACCAGGATCAACCGATTGGGAGTGGAATTTTTTAGATGACCCCGTAACCGTTGTACCTTATACAAAAGGAGACTTGGGGATAAATCCAGGATCAGTAGATGGATTTCAAAATGCCTTAGATGTTCCGGTTTGGTCTTCCGACTCAAGGTGGGGTGGTAGATGGGATCCCTTGCTGTCTAATATAAATTTTTCAGAAAAATCAAAAAACGCCCAAGGTATACCTTCCATACCAAAGGCGGCAAAAAACTTTTTAATGGTAGCCTTTACTAGAAATTGCGACCTTCACCTCGGGGGCCCAAAAGGAAGGGTCTTGGTTCACTCTCCCGAGGACGAATATACGCCTGTTTTGAATGGCGGTTTATACGCTTTACCAAACGGAAAGATACAAAGCTTGGGACCTCAACCTTACGCAAGAGGTTGGACCAGCAAGGCTGTAGAAAAAATGTTTATAATTAACGACGTAAAGTATCCAGACTATAATCTTCAATATCCCTCAGGGAAATCCGAAATCAATAATCCTGGCTCAGAGTTTGGGGATGGAGACGACATAAATGCGGTCGGTCATTCTTTTGCTATAAGAATGAAGGTTGGAACATCATTAAGTACAAAAATGATAAATATGCTGAGGGGAGGAAGCAGGCGAACAAAATCTAGCGATTATGCCCGGTTATCTATGCCTGTACCAAGCAACATACTAGACAGGATATGGAACGGCGCAGTGAACACATATAACACAGTCGTAGATATTGGATCGTCTATAGGCTCGAATGTTTATAACGCAGGAGTGAGCGCATTTCAAGGAATTGGCGCAGGAGTAAATTACATTACCAGTGGAATTGGAAATTTCTCTCACAATGCTATTTCTGGAGCCGGAGAATTTATTGGCGGAACTATAAATTTTATTGTGCCTGGAGATATTGGAGATTATCTTGACAACTCAATCGTTGATTTGAGCGCGGGTTTGGGAGATGCATTTCTAACCCTAGACTATGTAGGTAATGCATTTGAGTCATTGACTCAGGGAGATTTTTCTGGAGCGGTTGGAGATCTTACTGCGGGAGTAAAAAATGTATTTAACGCTCCAATACAAGGGTTAATAAATTTTGGAGACAATACCCTCAATCTTTTCAAAAAATATGGCGTAGACTCAACTCCCCAATCTGGACTCGATCCAAAGCAAACATTAGCTTCTTTCTTTGCTGATACAAATCAAAGCGACGTCAGTGAAGATTCTCAATATTTATTTTCAGAAGGAAAGAATCTTATGAAGGCCCTTGGTGATTTAGTTACCCTGCCGTTTGATGTTGTCGAGGGTATTTTAGGTTATATAGACAAGGGATTTGATATGCTCGAAGATGGAGCTCGAGCTTTTTTGAATGAGTTCAGTGGATCTAAATGGGGAGATAAGCTATTTGGCCCAGAAGAAGCAAGTGTTCCAGGCAGTTCCGAAGAAGCGATGCTAAGTCATGCAGACAAGATAGAGCAAGCTGTAAACCTTATGCACTTCCAGCGAGAATGGGTGCTAGATAGCGTAATGACTGGAAGCATGGGATATTATACAGTTCCAGTTCCTATAGGGCAGTTAAATTATCATGTAGCCAGCTGGGAAATATTTTATATAAAAGTTATAGCTTACAACTAATGTCAAAAGAAATAGAAAACCTGGCATCTGGAGATGTAGACGCAGAAAACGATAAATTGTTTATCGACTCTGGAGGAACCGCAAAAAGTATTACTCTTGCCTCGATTGCTCAATCAACTCCAATAAATATTAGAGACTCATCTAAGACTTCCTGGCATTTTATTCCTGTTGAATATAGAGAGCCCTTAAATATTAGATACGGATTCGAGTTCGACCCTCAAAGCCCAACTACTCTTGGAGATCAAGAAACAGAAATTGCACCCACAGTAGAAAACAAATTAACTGTTCCTCCAGGAAGATATCTGCATATTCAGTTTGATGTTGGCTCTGCTTCTAGCCTAGACGGAAGAATACCTGATGGAACAAGAAGGGTTATGTTGATGGCTCACGCTAAAAACATAACTCTCAAAACAAGATACAGAATGAGTAATAGAGTTATATTTGACGCAGACGATTCCGCCGAAAGTGTTTTTATATTTATATTAGAAAATGTACAAGACTTAAGGTTGACAGAGTTAGAGTCTCCTGCTTCTGTGTCTGTATCTTATGATGGAAGATCTGCAAATCAGGTATATGGCGCACAAGAAACTTCATCTGCAAGCGCTATTCCTGTAGAAATTTTTCCAAATGTTAGAAGTAAAAAATGGGGTAATTTTTCCGGAGAATTAATAGATTGGCATAACAATCTAGGTCCAGAAAGAATGCTTCTAGAGGGAGAATTAACTAGGTCGGGATTAATTCCTAATTCTACAGGTCATGCAAATTTAGATCCCATTAATAAAATTTCGGCAACCCTGCAGACACAATCATCAAGCAGTGAGGGGATATTTTACAATGCCGTAATTCTGGCTTGGAGTTTTTAAGTTATGGATAAATTTTTAGCGAGCTTATACAGCCTAGATAAAGAGGATTTTAATCCAGACAGTGATTTTGTTATTTTTGACAAACAAATTCAGCAGGGTGTTTGGGATACTCGGAGAACTTACTTCAACAAAATGCTTGAAGATAACTCTGGAATTTTTAATGCACAGGGAAGAGAGTTTCAGTGGAACTTGGTGAATATTAAACCTGAGAATGTAACTATAAGATATACATTAACAGGGGAGCAGGAAAATATAAGTTCATTATATAGTCAGGAAGAGCAAGACAAGTATGTTTTTTTTGATATGAAAATATCAAATATAAGCTCTCCGGATTTAATACCTTTTAATGCAAACTATGTTTGGATAGAATTAGTAGATAACACAAAAAGCTTAGAAATTATAGATGAACATGGTTGGACTAGTTTGTACGATATAATGGCTGAATATAGCGCAGAAACCGACGGAACTAAGTTTACGACTAATCGAATATATAATTTTGTCGTGCAAAACATTCAGTTTCCCAGAATTCGTCAGATAAATAAGTCAGAAGACCCGGATTGGGTGCAAAAAATACCCGACTCAATTGAGCATGAATTGATGACTCCCGAGCATTTCGCAAGTTTTCGCTGCGCAAAGGGAGATATTAGCGCCAAGGATAATATAGTAGAAAATATCAGATTGTCGATCAGGGCCTGGGCTTAGTTTTCTTACCCTTTATTCTTTCTATTTCTTCTGGGAGGATTTTCATAAGTTTATCTGCCTTGTTTTCCATTATAAATTCTGCCGGAGTAGCTCCATCAAGCTTTTCATTTTCTGTTTTTAGCCAGCAGGTAGACTGATAAGAATTAAGGTTTTTGCTTAAAAATTCTAATATTGATCGATCTTTCATATATTTTATATTAAATATAAAAATATTTTTTTTAAAGTATTATGTATTGTATATACTTTTGATTGGGGTAGTTTTGTAACTCTGTATGTTTTCCTGTTTGGGGTTCGAATATATAAAAACCCTTAGATGCAAATATTATATTTACCATATGTAGTCCGCCACTTGGTATTCCCCCGAATGGCTCGACCTGCTTAACAACTACCACTCCAACCGCGGGCTCTGTTTTTGATTTGCTTTTATAAGAAGATACGCTAAATAAAGATTTGTAGAGCATGGCGAAGTTATCACAATCAAGCGTTTCGTTTTGATTCATTGCCATAATTCCGTTCTCAAATTTTAATTTCTTAAACCAGCTGTTAAATTTTAGCCAAAAAAAATAGTCTACTGTTTTGTATTTTGAGTCCAAAAGTATCATTCGTATATCTGATGGAACTTGGATGGGGATACTATTGTGTGACCGTTGATACTTAAAGTGATACCCAAAGTCTTTATGGTACATTGTTTTAGTATCAGTGTTTTGCAGGGGAATTGATTCTAGTTCTTCCATGTCTGTAGTTGTTAGGCATGCAGTCAGAACCCACAGGCAAAGCCCGCAGATTATAGATAAAAATCCAGTTTTAATATAAAAATATTTGTTCATAAATAATTTTACACTATAATAATGTGTATATACATGCATGGGCCCTATATTGAATACAATTATTGGAGCAGGCATAAAACTTGGGTGCAATTTGCTGCACGCCTGGCTTGAGCAAAAACGTCAAGATCAATTAGCTTTGGCTGCTCGAGACGATAAAATGCTTGAGGCATTAATTAAAAGTCAGCAAGAGAATGCGGTTGACCCATTTGTTAAGGAAACTAGAAGGGTTTTGTTTATGTCTATAACATTCACTATGTGCTTTTTGATGATCTATTACGCAATGAATCCAGGAATACAATACGATTTAATTGTGCCCAAGGGAGACGGCGCTAAGTGGGGATTTTTTAGTTGGATATTTGGGGGCAAAGACTGGGAAATGGTAAAAATGACTGGGGGCTTAATGCTTGCCTCATTTATGGATTTATGTTTTATGGTTGTTGGTTTTTACGCAATACCAAGCAAGAAAAGATGATTCGATTTATCCCCCTATTGTTTCTATTGAGCTCTTGCATGAGTAAAATAAAAGAGAGCATACCTGTAATTTCCAAAAAAAATGAAGTCGAGCAAGATGTTATTGATGCTCAGTCAAATAAAATTTTTGTGGAGAACTTAGATTTTAACGGGCCTTTTTTTTGGTTTGGTGTAATAGTTGGTGGAGTTATTTTATTTAACTTGCTTTTAAATTTTTTTAAGAAATGAATATGGGATTAGACTTTATAAGCGTGCTAACTGGTATGGTTTCTGCCGCAACGGCAGTTTTTGGTATGTATTTTAAGATGAAATATGACGAAAAGAAGAGCAAAGAGTTTAGCTATGATCCAAAGTTGCACGAAAATGTTATTTCTGCATTGAAATATATTCAAAGTGAGACCGAAGCTGATCGTGTGTATGTTATGGAGTTTCACAATGGCGAGCATTATTTCTCTGGCCGCAGTCAGCAAAAATTAAGCTGTACATATGAGATTGTTAGCGAAGGGATTAGTGTTGAGTCTCATAATGTGCAGAACATTAGAATTTCAAATTTTCACTCGTTAATCAAACACATATCCGATCGCAGAAAAGATTACCAAACATTAATATGCGAAGATGTAGAAGAATATAATTCAGATATAACATACAAATCATTTCTCCAGCAAAAAGGCGTAAAAAGTATATTTGCACGACCTGTAAAAACATTGAATGGCAAGATATTAGGTGTTATTGTTTTAGAATATGTAAAAGAAAAAAGAAAATGGAGCGATGAGGCAGAAGAATTTGTTCGCAAACAAGCAAGAACTATTAGTGGTTATTTGATATAATTATATTTTAGGCTATAATATAAATATATTATGGCTTTTTCATACTGTCCCCATTGTGGTTATAAGAATATGTATTCTATGCAAGCTCCCAAATTTTGCGGAGGTTGCGGAGAAACTTTAGACATATTATCTGCGGCAAAAACGCATGCGACCTCTAAGTCGTCTCCTGTGTCGATTCGCAGAACAGCTCCAAGGGTTCGCGCCGAGCAAGAAGTGGATGACCCTGACGGGACAGACGTATATCAGGTTCCGAGAATTACGAAGTTGTCTTACAGTATAGAGCAAGATAATAATAAATTTAGCCTAAAAGATTTCGTACCAGAAGATTTGGTAAAAAATTCAGCAGTCGACATACAAAAGCAACAACAAGAAGAACCAAAGAAGACTAAAAAGCGTGGCAGACCAAGAAAAAACTAAATATACATACGAAGATAAAGCCCAGGAGATTGAAGTTGAGATTAAGAAAAGGAGAGGGAAGTGGTTCCTAGATTCTCTTGCCTGGTTTGATTTCGATGATGTCGAGCAAATAATAAAAGCCCACATTTACAAAAAGTGGGATCAGTGGGATCAAGAAAGATCTCTAAGGCCTTGGGTGAATAAAATAATCACCAATCAAATGAAAAATATCTTGCGAAACAATTACAGTAATTTCGTTAGACCCTGCTTGAACTGTCCGTTTAATCAATCCTTTTGTTCAAAAGATGGGGGCGAAGCTTCTTTGTGTGGCTTCACAAAGTCCGGACTCCAAGACTCTTCGTGTCCGTTATATGCAAAGTGGGAAAAAACAAAAAAGTCCGCTTATGGTATAAAGATGGCATTGACCTTAGAAAATCACACTCACGAGGTTGGTGCTATGAGGGATAAATCCTTTGATATAATTGATGCGCAAAATAAGTTAAACGCTCACATGAAAAAAGAATTAAGCGAAAAACAATTTCAGGTTTATGATTTATTGTTTATAAAAAACTTAGACGAAGAAGAGGTGGCAAAGACCATGGGATATAAAACTAGCGAGAAAGGCAGAAAAGCCGGGTATAAACAAATAAAAAATTTAAAAAAGATATTCAAGCAAAAAGCTCAGGACATTTTAGACCGAGAAGATATTATATCTAATAATAATGACCCCACATGGAGATAACTAAAGAGCAGAGGCAGGTAATTCTTGAAAATGCAGATAAGATAGCTGATTTGACAGAACTTACCAAGCTAGTTTTCCCTGAAAAAGAAAATATCGACGGAAGAAGCAAAGAGGGTCGAGCTGTTAGGAAATTTTTGCTGGATAATAATATACAATACGAAACAAAACATGTATACCCTAAGGAGGATGTGGTTTTGTCTGAAGAGCAGAAGGAGTTTATAGTCAATAATATGCAAAATGACGTCACCTGCTTGGATGTTTGTCAATTACTTTATCCCGAAGAAAGAATATCTCATGCAAGTAAAGAATATACTGCAGTACTAGAGTTTGTGGAGTCTCGGCAAGATCTCTCTACCCCTTCGGCAGAAAGCGCTATTGGTAAAAAATATAGCCCGCCAAAGGCTGTTAGTAAAATAATAAAAAAAATTAACGACTATTCCCAGAAAAATATTCAAGAAAATAAATTAACTGTTGGGGAAAGAAAGGGTATTGAGTCGCTCGGAGGATTTCTTGCGTCACCAAGGTTTATACAGGTTATAAATACATATGATAGTCAAGAGGATAGAGATTTATTTGAAGCAGAGTTTGTTCGTGCGACCTGGGATAAGCCAGACTTAACTAGTGATGAAATTAATTTGTATATCAACGTATGTATGGATTATATTCATTTAAAAAATATTCAGGCAGCGATAAATAAGTTAAATAGAATGTTTGATGAAGCAGAAGATCAACAAGATCTCACTGTTCGACTCGCAGAACTCCTTAAGACAAAAAGCGAAGAATATAATCAATGCGAAAAAAGAATGGAGTCCTTGATTCAGAAGCTGCAGGGCGATAGATCTAAAAGAATAAGCAACAGGCAGCAGCAAAATGCAAATATATTGTCGCTAGTTCAGCTTTTTCAAGAAGAAGAAGAACGAAAGGTTATGGTAAAAATTGCACAGCTTCAAAGAAAGGCCGCAAAAGAAGAAGCTGGCAGATTGGAGTCTATGCCTGACTGGAAGGCTAGAGTATTAGGAATATCGCAAGAAGATGTAACGTAATGAAATTTTCTTGTAAGGTCTGCGATAAGGGTTTTTCCTCAGAGAGATCTCTTCATGCACATATTAAGTCTCACGATTTATTTCTTGCGGAATACTATACAAAATATTATCCAAGATATAACTTACTAACTGGAGATGTCTTGCCTTTCAAAAATAAAGCTCAGTATTTTGGGGAAGATTTTTCCACTCGAGATCAGTTAATTGAATGGTGCCAAAAAGAAAGCCAGGAAAATGTTCAAAACTATATTCTTGAGTTGCTAAAAAAAAGAATAGAATCCAGGTCTTTAAATGTTGGACCTTCCCATATGGAGCTATCGTTAAACTTGATGCCTGATATAGAAATTTATCAAAAAGTATTCGGATCTTATACCTCTGCCTGCAATCAGGTCGGGGCCGAACCGATGTTTGGATCAAGAATGCCTGATTCGTGGTATGAGACAGAGGTTTGCGATCCAAAAATATTTATAGACACTCGTGAGCAGCAACCGTTAAAGTTTAAAAACTTTGAGTCAATGAAGCTTGATGTTGGAGATTATGTAACTGCTGGCGAAGATTATAACTATACATATGTGGACAGAAAAAGTGAGCAAGATTTCAAGTCAACCTTGAGTAAAAATAGCCTAGAGAGGTTTCGCGCAGAACTAGAAAGAACAAAAAGCTTGGGAGCTTATTTGTTTGTTGTAACGGAAGGAAGTATAGAATCTATAGAAAAGAACAATAAATGGGCACCCCATAAATCAAGCATGAAGTATATCTATCATAACATGAGGGTATTGGCTCACGAATTTGCTGGTCATTGTCAATTTATATTTACTGGCAGCAGAGAAAATAGCGAAAAAATTATACCAAAAATTCTGGTTTTAGGCAAAGAAATTTGGGGAGTAGATCTTCAATATTATATAGACAGGGGGAAAATATAGTGACTTGGCATACGGGAAATCAGTTATCAAGAAGAGACGAGCAGGATTTTAATGACATGCTTTTGGATAAAAAGGGGTTTCTTGAGGAGAAAGAGGCGAAATTATTGCTTTATCAATTTTTAAAGGAAAATATAACTTTCACTGCAGACTTAATCAGTGGGGTCAAGCTTTTTCCGTTTCAACACATGGCTATTAAAGCAATGTTCGAAACAGATTACTTTATGGGTGTATGGAGCCGCGGTATGAGTAAGTCTTTTACTACTGCAATATACGCCTACCTTGATGCAATACTCAATCAGGGTGTAGAAATTGGCATTCTTTCGAAATCATTTCGTCAGGCAAAAATGATCTTTAAGAAAATAGAAGATATTGCCAGCAAGCCGGGGGCAACATATCTTTCTCAGTGTATCACTCATAAATCAAAAAGCAATGATGAGTGGCTACTTGAAATTGGATCAAGCAGAATACGAGCTCTGCCTTTGGGAGACGGAGATAAATTGAGGGGTTTTCGTTTTCATAGAATAATTATCGACGAGTTTGCGCTAATGCCAGAACGTATCTATAACGAGGTGATAATTCCGTTCTTGAGTGTTGTTGAGAACCCAACCCAAAGAGAGGAGCTGTATAATCTAGAAACAAGTCTAATAAAAAAGGGGGAAATGAAGGAAGAAGATCGTCATGTTTGGAGGAACAATAAGCTTATCGCCCTGTCTTCTGCAAGCTATAAATTTGAGTATATGTACAAAGCTTACGAACAATTTGAAGAATTAATAGAAAAGGGTAGTTCAAAGCACTCTGATGCGCATAGAGTCATTATGCAGTTTAGTTACGATTGCGCTCCGCGGCAACTCTATGATAAAAACCTCATTGACCAAGCAAAATCAACCATGAGTCAAAGTCAGTTTGATAGAGAATTTAATTCTGTATTTACTGATGATAGCAGCGGATACTTCAAGACTTCGAAAATGGCAGAATGCACATTACAGGAAGGTCAATCTCCCCATATAGAGGTTGTTGGAGAAGTTGGCGCAAAGTACATTCTTGCATTTGACCCGAGTTGGGCGGAAAGCGAAAGCAGCGACGACTTTGCGATGATGGTTATAAAGTTGAATGACGACAAAAAGATTGGGGCCGTCGTTCACAGTTACGCATTAAGCGGTACAAATTTAAAACAACATATATTTTATTTTTATTATCTATTAACTCATTTTAATATTGTGAGTATTGTTGGCGACTATAATGGAGGCGTACAATTTATAAATGCATGCAATGAAAGTAGTTTATTCAAGAAAAACAATTTAAATATAAAATGCTTGAATACAAACTTTGATGATTTGGAACATTATCAAGAAAAACTCTTAGAGGGTAAAGCAGAATATAATCTACAAAATAAAACTATTTGTTATCTTCGAAAGCCAACGAGTCAATGGATTCGTCTGGCAAACGAACTACTGCAAGCAAATTTTGACCACAAAAGAATATTTTTTGGTGCTCGAGCGATTGATGAAGCATACAACGAACAAAGAAAAAAGAAAATACCTATACAAAAATTAAAATTCTTAAGAACTTCTCAATCTTTAGATAAGCAAACTGACGCTGCAAAAATGATTGACTTTGTGGAGCATCAATTTGATATGATAAATTTAATCAAGGGTCAATGCGCGCTTATACAAGTGTCCACTTCTGCAAGCGGGACTCAAACTTTTGATTTACCCCCAAACCTAAAGCGTCAAACAGGCCCAGAAAAAGCAAGAAAAGATAGTTATTCTGCACTAGTTCTTGGAAATTGGATGATAAAATTGTATTATGATATGATGGACACAAAAGTAAAACCTGTAGAGTATACGTTTACTCCCATGTTTATAAAGTAGGTGTACTGAACATACATATATGTCCAAAGAATATAAATACACTACAACTTTCGAGTCTACGCTTTTTGCGTCTTCTGAATTTGACTCCTCAGATATAAGTCAAGCATCTCTAGAATCTTTAAGGCCATTAATTCCTGGGGATATCAATCTAGATAAAAATATTGATCTTTTGGCTGTAGTTTTTAATGCTGCTGTTGTCAATAAATTCAATAAAAATGGAGATGGTATAAACAGTGAATCTGCTGTAGCTATAAAAGATTACTTCGTTCATAAGCCAACCAACATCGAGCACGACAGGGATAGAATTGTTGGGCATATTGTGTCTGCAGGATTTTCTAAATACGATGACAGTTCCGAATTAATCGGTGATGATTCTGCGCTGATAGAAGAAGGTCCTTATAACATTGCACTTTCTGCTGTTATCTATAAAACTGCAAGCAAAGAGTTTGCTGATTTGGTTGCAAACTCTACCGATCCTGATAGTGATTTTTACAATACCGTCTCTGCAAGTTGGGAGATCGGCTTCAATGATTATGTTGTTGCCGTTGGTGGGGATGACTTAAATGAGGCTACAGTAATTTCTGACCCTCAAGAAATTAGCGCTTACTCTCCTTACCTTAAAGCTATGGGCGGAAAAGGCCAGCTTCAAGACGGACGAAAAGTTAGTCGTTTAATTACTGGAGAAATTTATCCTCTCGGTATAGGTTTTACCTCTAACCCTGCGGCAGACGTTCAGGGTTTGATCATAAAAAATGGAGAAAATGGAGAAAATGAAGAAAAGTCACAAAAACCTAGCGAGCGACGAGAACCTATTGACCAGTTAATAACAAAAAGCAAAAAAACTTCCCAATCAAACAAACAAAATGTACTAAACAAAGAAACATGTAATAATATTATTATGGATAAAGACCAAATCATAAACGAATTCCGAGCAGCTTTAGATGAAAAGCTTGGTAGTCAAGAGTTCTCTGAAGAGAGTGTCGCAAGCATCTCTAAAGTTTTCATCGAGGCTATTCGCGAAAAAGGAGAGCAATATATCGCCGACCTTGAAAAAGCTAAAGCTGAAAAAGAAGAAGCTGTTCAGTCAGAAAATTCTTTACGTTCTCAAATGCAAGAAGTTGAGGATCAACTCAAAGCAACTCAAGAAAAGCTTTCCAAGCTGGAAGAAGAAAATTCTGCTCGTGAGGCCGAAGCTCTCTTTAATTCTAGAATGGAAGTAATCAATGAAGTCTACGAGCTCGACGAAGAAGATTCTCAAGTTTTGGCGTCTGATGTTTCTGATCTTGATGGTTCAGAAGAATCTTTTTCTGCCTATCAAGAAAAAATCGCAAAAATCTGGAAGCATAAAAATAAAGAATTTATCGCAGCTCAACAAAAAGCTTTTGAAGATCGCGTAGACGAAGAAGTAAGCAAAAGACTTGAATCTACCGCTTCAAAAGAAGTAGAAGAAAGCGTGGCTTCTGAAACTCAAGTAGAAGAAGTTCAAGAAGCAGAAGAAGATGTTTCTGAAGTTCTTGACAGTGTAGAAGTTGAGCAAGCAAACGTAGTCAACAATAACGAATCTTCCTCAGAGGCCGAATCTCTTAGGGATCGTTTAGCAAAGACATTTAAACAATCAATTAAAATTTCATACTAATAGGAAAATATTATGGCAAAAAGAATACTACCATACCGAGATTACAGCGAGCACGAAGTTGTTAACGCCTTCTCTTTGGACACTGAATCGTACAAAATTACTGGTGCAATTCAGGGCAAAGCTGGAGACTTTGACGCAGGAGTGGTTGTCGCAGTAAAAGAGGGTTCCCTGCCTGGCGATATGCCCGAACAAGATATTGATGGAGACCTCCGAGCCTATCTCGGCGCGTCCTATTCAGCTGGTTCAACGCACATCGGCTACAGTTCATATCCGTACAACGGTATGACGGTGGAGCCCTCAGCAGACGGCAGCGATGCACTTGGAATCACACTTCGTGAGACCCTTGCATACGATGAGAACGGAGAGAAGATGTTAAACTATCGAGTAAAATTGGATGAAGCTCAAGCAGTATTGCCTGGTCATACAGTTCCTGTTCTTACTCGCGGATTGGTTCTTCTTCATGCAGATGCTTTTGCTAACATGAACAATGTTGCGCCAGGAGCCAAGTTGACTGTGGACAGCGGTCAATTTGTAGTTGGTACATCAAATATCGTTGGAACTGTTGTTGCCACTGGCAAAGAAAGCACTTCTGATGAAGGCGACATTGATAAAGTTCTCTGCAAAATCAGCTTCTAACAAAGGAAATTAAGAAAATGAATATTACTTTAGAAAGAACCCCCGAGCAAGTCGAGCTTATCAAAGCTATGGCTTCCAAGAATCGCGACGTAGCATATGAGGCTCAAACAGCATTAGCTGAATTTATTGGTCCTGTTTTAGCACAGGTTATCAATACAGCTCCTACCGTGAGCAATATGTTTACCAGCCTTCAGTTTAATCAAGAAGATAATCCCAGCATTCCGTTGGATCTTTATCACGATATCGACGACGAAGACTACATCCAAGTATGGAGTCAAACTGTTCCAGGTGGCCTTCCTACCAATCAGGTAGCACCATCACAAAGCGAGCTTAAGTTCACCACTTATCGCTTGGACAGCGCTCTTAGCTTCGATAAGCGTTATGCTTCTCGTTCTCGTCTCGATGTAGTAAGCAAAACATTCACTCGCATGGCTCAAGAAATTCTTCTCAAGCAAGAGAAAACTTCTGCAGTTATGATTATGAGCGCTTTGGCTAACGCAAAAACCAATGACATCGACCATGTTATTCGTTCTGCTCAAGCTGATCGTTTCTTGCTTGCTGACCTTAACAGATTGTTCACCAATGCTAAGCGTATTAATACTGCTTGGAATGGCGGAACTCCTGCTGAGCGTCGTGGTCGCGGAATCACCGATCTTCTTGTTTCTCCTGAAATTGTAGAAGAAATTCGTGGATTGGCTTACAATCCAATCAATACCGTGAGCAACCGCACTCTTAGCTCAGACGTTACAGATGCATCCGGGAATGCTGCCAGTGTATCTGGTGGCGGTGGAGATATTGCTGCAACCGATACTCTTCGTGATGCAGTATTCAACAGCGCAGGAATTCCTGAGTTCTATGGCGTATCCATTCAAGAATACAATGAAATGGGTAGCGGTCAAAAATGGAACAAGGTCTTTGATAATGCAACAACCGGCAACTTCGCAAATCACTTTGCGAGTGTGGGCGAGCCTTCTGCATTTGTAGAAGCCAGCGAAGAAATTCTTGTTGGAGTTGATTTGTCTCGTGATTCCATGATTCGCGCAATCGCAACCGATTCTGAAACCGGAGAAGAATTTTCTCTTGTTACTGATGATCAGTTTGTTACTCGTCAATCCAAGATTGGTTATTATGGATCAATCGAAGAAGGACGTATGATCATAGACGATCGTGTATTAACGGGATTGATTGTTTAATTGTAAAATTTAATGATCAATGTAAAATCCACCCTGGGAAACTGGGGTGGATTTTTTATTTTGTATTTTTACTATAAAAGGTGTACAAATACTAACGGAATAAGGAAAATTTATGAGCAATAAAAAAACAAAAACGAGTAAAATTAAAATAGCAAAGGCTTCTAAGGAATCTCAAAAAAATAAACAAACAGTTCTTGACAGTTTGCAGCAGACTAATGGAAAAGTTTACGAAGACGATATCGCAAGAGCCAGAGAGATAGAAGAAATACTTGGAACAAAAAAAGTAAGCCCATTTAAAACTACGGACAAAAATGTTTTTCAGGACATGATTAAAGGTATGAATCTTACAGATCTTCAGTCTTTCGCTGTAAAGGTTGGTGTGTTTCCAAATGGAAATAAAACTGTATTAAAAAACAAGCTAACCAAGGCTTTTGAAACCAGTTTATATGGCCAAGGGGTTGTCCAATTACAGGGACAATCAAAAAGACTGAACCCCAATAACCCTCAAGAAAAAGAGATTATTGATTATCTGAACGATTAAAATGTCTGACCCAAAAGGAGATTTTGGGGGTTACTATGGATATGGTGAAAATATATCAGGAGTAAGCCCTGACCAAGATGCTTTATCTAGCGCAGCCCAAGAATTATCAGATTCTTTAGAGTCTACAAGCGGAACATATGGATTTGATCAAACTACTTCTGGGGATTATGGGTCATACTATCCGGTGAGCGGGCAAAGCCCGTCAGGAGTTTTTGGAGATTATCCTTCCGATTATGATACAAGCGCTTCAGGCATTTCTCCCGAACCTTCGGGAATTTCTCCTGTCCCAACCGGCATTTGGGAAGCTAAAACAGTTTTAGAGCGTTTGGCCGAGCAAATCTACGATCAAGAGTTTGCCTACGAAGAAGGAGAGAGAAGATTAATAGAAATTAAATTCATAAGAGATTGGCTGGAAGGAAATTTAGGCGAGCTCAATACAATGATATATACATGTTTTGAGGGTCCAGATCCAGAAGATTTATTTCTCGAAGAGCAGGCAATTCTGAGAGAGCTTTATATTGTAGATTACAACCGCAGGGCTCAAAGAAATGCCCTGAGATTTATAAATGGGTTCAAGCAGGAGCAAGAAGATTGGTTCTTGATCAAAGAGGGTGACTCTACAATTCAAAGAACTACGCATACCCACAAAGAAGTTGCTTCTAAAAATTATAGGCTTGCCGCTACAGACGCAATGAACAGGGTTAAAGATTTAGTGTTTAGATACAATCTTCGTCAATCTACCCCAAAAGATGTATTGTATACAGACAAACCAAACAATATTATAAATAAAGATCATGAACGAAGATAGTAAATCAAGTATCAACGAGTCCAACAAAAAGTCAAAGTCAGAACTATTTCACATCTGGAAAAAGTCTAGGGTGATGTATGAAATGTTCAGCGATTCGTTTTCGTGCGAAGATTGGGTTCGGAAAAATATCGCTCAGGCCTACGAGCTCGTGGATAAGGCACTTGCTTATTGTGAATATCAAAAGATTTTTCCAGAAAAAGAATCTGCAGATAATCAAGGAGAAAATAATTTTTTAAGCAATGACGACCGAAGATACCCTGTCCCCGCAGAATCCGAAAGTGGTGATCAATTTGTGACAAGGTGCATTTATGATCCAAATATGAGAAAAAGGTACCCCGTTCAGGCGGATAGATTTTCTGCATGCATGTCAATATTTAACGAAAATCAGCCAACCCAAGAAGACGCGGAGCATTACAAGAAGTTTGATGATCCTATGCAAAAACAAGAAGAGGATTTGCCAGATCCTCAAAAACCTATTATGCCTTGAGCTTGCAGATTATTTGATCTTTGCTGATTCCGAATGATATTTTAGATCCAGGTTTTGGCTTGTTGATCAATAAAAATTCACTTAACTTATTTTCTATCACATCTTGAATAATTCTTTTTATTGGTCTAGCTCCAAGCTTTTCTGATTGTGCTTGATTGGATATTCTTGAGCTTACCGCCGGAGAGAATGCAACAGTTATTTGTTGGTCTGAAAGCTTGTTATTTATTTTATTCAATTCTAATTTTGTGATTTTAAGAAAATCTTTGTCTGAAAAGTCGTTAAACTTTATTACTTCATTTAGTCGATTTAGGAATTCAGGCTTAAAAACTTTTTTAAGGGACTTTTTTAGTTTATCTGCAGATTCAGATTCAGAGTGAGATGGCCCAAAGCCTATGTTTGGTTTTGCTATTTCTTCTGCGCCTACATTGCCTGTCATTATAATGATTGTATTTGTAAAGCTAACTTGTCTGCCTGAGTTGTCCGTTAGGCATCCTTCTTCCATAATTTGTAATAGTATGTTTAATACATCTGGGTGAGCCTTTTCTATTTCGTCAAACAAAATTACACTATAAGGATTCTTTCTTACTTTTTCAGTTAATTCTCCGCCTTCTTCATAGCCAACATAACCTGGAGAGGCGCCGTTAAGTCTAGATGAAGATATTTTCTCGCTGTACTCGCTCATATCGAGTTGTATCAGGCACTTTGGGTCTCCAAATATAAACTCTGCAATGTATTTAGCTGTTAAAGTTTTACCTGTTCCGCTTGCACCAACCAAAAGAAAACTGCCTACAGGTTTATTTTTTTCTTTTAACCCTGATCGAGAGCGTATGATTGATTGGCATATTTCATTTATGGCGTGTTGTTGTCCAATAATTTTTTTGTTTAAATTTGTTGCTAGATTAAGTATTTTTTGGCCTTCTGACTGGGCGATTTCTTTTATAGGGATTCCTGTTCTAGCAGAAACCACTAGATGAACATCTTTGTTTTTCGCTGCAAATTTTTTCTTGATTGTTTTGTTTGCCCAAGTCTCTATAATTTTATCGTATTGCTCTAAGAGAACAATTTGCTCTTCTTCTATTTGATCAATAGCATAGCCTAATGATTCTAATTTAGATTCTTTTTCAGCTAGCTGATCTAGTCTATCTTCAATATCTTTGGCCTCCTGAGGTCGTTTGATATTTTTAATTTTAACTTTTGCTCCAACTTGATCAAGAATGTCTATTGCTTTGTCTGGAAATTTTTTGGAAGGAATGTACTTATCGGCAAGATTAACTATGGTATTTATTATACCTTCACTGTATGTTATACTGTGAAACTTTTCGTATTTATTTTTGATGCCCATTAAAATTTGTACAACTTCTTCCTTGCTTGGTTCTGAGACTTTTACGGGTTGAAAGCGGCGATCTAGCGCTCCATCTTTTAGTATTGTTTTTTTGTATTCTTCTTGGGTAGTTGCCCCTATGCATTTAAGTTCTCCCCTGGCAAGTAGGGGTTTTAGTAGGTTTGCCGCGTCCATGGCTCCTTCAGCGGCTCCAGCTCCAACCATAGTATGTATTTCATCTATGAATAAAATAATTTCTGGATGCTTTTTAACTTCTTCTATGATACCTTTTAACCTCTCTTCAAATTGACCTCTATATTTGGTTCCTGCAATAAGAGAACCTAGATCAAGAGAGTATATAACTTTGCCAATTAAAAAATCAGGACAATCCCCATGATATATTTTCATCGACAAACCTTCTGTTATTGCAGTTTTTCCAACCCCAGGGTCTCCAAGTAGCACGGGGTTGTTTTTTGTTCTCCTGCATAAAATTTCACAGACCTCCGCAATCTCTCTTTGTTTTCCAATGACTTCATCAATTTTTTTCTGTTTGCACAGCTCCATGAGATTCGAGGCAAACTTTTCAAGATTAGGGCATTTGGAGTCTTTTTTGGTGGGTTTTGTTTTGCTTGTAAATTTTATTTTAGGAATTTGTGGTTTAGCTATATCCTTGGATATATGGAGATACTCTCTAACTTCTGAGATAATATCATCCTCAGAAGCATTAAACTTCATAAAAAAATCAGGTATAGCAGAGTATTCATACTTTAATAAAGATAGTAAAATGTGTTCTATTCCTACATATTCATGACCAAGTTTACTGCTTATACTAACTGAAACCTTGAGTATAAGGTGAAAATGTTCGTCATATGTAGGTTCGTCTTCATTTTGAGGGTATTGATCTGTCGTGTGCGGTAATAAAGATTTTTCTATTTCTAGCTTTAGTTCTTCTGGGTTTATATTTAATATAAATAAAATTTCATTTAATATACCAGCATTTAAATTAACCATTGCATAAAATAAATGCTCTACAGAAATAAGATTGTTTTGAAATTTTTTAGCAACTCTTTTGGCTTCACTGATCGCCTGCTGTGCGCGCGGCGTAAAATTGGGTTTTGGAGTCATCTTCACTTTTTTACACTTAAATTATTTAACATCCGACATTTTCATGTAGATCTTTTCGTCCATGATATTGATTGAGTCGAGAAATATAATATCTTCACTTTTTCTTCCATATGCTACTATTATACTCTTTTTTGTGGGAGTTTTCTTGTCAGATTCAAAATATCTGTCATAATAGTTTCCTCTTCTGGAATTTAGCAGCATGGCGTCATATCTTCCGTACTCATCTGCAATGCTTAATTTCATATATTTGTTGCCGTTTCGGGATGTTCTTTTAATACAATCTTCCACGACACCAATAAATTTTCCTTTATCATCTGCTTGCATTACCTGAAGATCTCTAGAGTCACAGAGAGATTTATGAGAATCAATAAAGCATTCTTTTAAATTACAACTATGGCTATAGCCAAGTAATTCTGTTTCGAAATACCAGTTTGCGAAACTTTCGTATTGCTTGTTTTTGTCATAAATTGATTTATAAATATCATATTTTTTCTTGAATGTTTTAAAGCGTGATTCTTTCATGAGCGGTTTTCCGTCATCTCCAACCAATTCTCCCTTCTTTGCGTCAGCTATACAGTTGAGCAACTTGTATTCATATTTATCGCCTAAGAGTATGAAATTACGTTTCTCGCGATCGGTCAATAGATTGAATGCCTGCGCTTCAAGAACCATCAAGGAACGATTACAACCTTTACTTTCGAGTGCGCCAGCTTGAATCAATGCGCTCAGAACGCCAATATTTAGCCCCGCTTGCTTGGCCGCAAGAAAGATGTCATACTTTGTGGGCGTTTCGCTTGATCGAAAATCTTGCAACGATTGCAGTGATTTTTCACTTACTCCTTTGATGCTGTTTAATCCAAAACGAATGTTGCTTCCCTCGATTGCAAAGTCCATCTTTGATTTTGCTAGGTCCGGACATAGTAATTTTATGCCAAAATGAGATAATTCTTTAGTAATTTTACTTATTTCTTCTTGTGGAGCAGGTTCATATTTTGTCATCTTCAATAAAGAAAGAAAGAACTGCTGTGGATGATTAAATTTAAGATATGTAGTCCATGCAGCAAGAACAGAATAACTAAGAGAGTGTGATTTATTGAATGAATAGTTTGCGCTGTCCTCTGCAACACTCCATAGTATGGTTCCGATATCTGGGCTGAGCCCTCGCTCGCTTACTTTCTCTTCAATTTTTGCTTTCCAGGCAGGCATTTGGTCTACTTTTTTCTTACCAACAATTCGTCGAAGCTGCTCTGCTTCATCAAGCGTAAACCCAACCTTCACTGCCATTTGCATAAGCTGCTCTTGGTAAAGTGGAATTCCTCCTGTGTAATCCAATACATCCGAGAAAAATTCGTGAATCACCTGAGCCTCTTCGGTTTCTACATAGGTTGCATAACTATCTAAAAATTCTAGAGCTCCCGGACGGCCAATCGCCACAACCGCACTAAGCTGCTCAAGGCTCTGAGGCTTAATTTTCTTGCAGACTCTGTAGTTAGTATCAGATTCTAATTGAAACAGTCCGTGAGGGGTTCGTAGGGACTGTAACGGATTGAATATATCTGTATTGTGAAGATCAATTTTATTGCAGTCGATTTCGAGACTTTTGCACACATCATAAATAACGCTCAGTGTGCGCAATCCCAAAATATCAAACTTAACCATCAGCTCGGATACCCAATTCATGTCGTAGCCTGTAACCAACGCTCCGTCATTTGATGTTTGGATAGGACATATGTCTGTCATTGTGTCAAAAGAAATGGCAATTCCACTTGGATGAACACCCGTATTCTTATTCAAACCTTCTAGCTTCAGTGCGATATTAAATACTTCTGCGTTTTGTGCGGCCCAGTCGGTAAACTTTTCACTTTCTTCAATAGCATTTCTTAGGGGAACAACCACTCCAAAGCGTTTTGGAATCGTGTCACTTACTTCATTCACTTGCTGCTCTGTAAATTCACCAACAATTTTACCACATTCTTTAACACAAAGCTTTCCGCTGAGCGTATTTAACGTTAAAATCTTTGCGGTTCGAGAAGGATGTTTGCGTTCAATGTAGTCAATGACTTCTGCGCGCCGTTCGTAAGCGATATCGTTATCCACATCCGCCAGCAAGCTGCCATCAAGATAGGTAATTCCGTCTTGCTCAATTTTACGAGCCCTACTTTTGGATACAAACCGTTCAAAGAATAAATTATATTCTACAGGATCAACATTTGTTACTCCAATTAAATATAGCACAAGAGATCCTGCTGCACTGCCACGACCTGGCCCGGTGGGAATGTCGTTTTCGTGACAAAAATTAAGAATATCCCAGTTTAATAAAATATAATCAATAAAGCCAAGCTCCTCAAGAATAGTTAGTTCTGATTTTGCACGATCGAAGTATTCCTTCTTATTGTCAAACTTGTCGATTCCGCGGTCATAAACACCCTTGTGGCAAAGCTTGCGAAGGAATTCATAGTTACTCACGTCTGGGGAACACTCGAGCATTTTATAATACCTGTCTTCGATTTTAATATTAGGTAATCGAACACCTGGAGGGACGCATCCCTCGTAATTTGTAAATTCTTCTGTAAAACTCATACTTCTACTTCCCATATCATTTTCTTGAATACTTCATAATTAACTCGAATATCATACAATGCGTCATGTAATTTTTTCTCGTCAAAGTCAACATCAAAATCTTTGCAGCACTGTTTTAGATTGCAGCTTAACCCTCGTTCAATGAGATGATTTAGTCGATATTGCCACGCTAAAAAGTTGTCATCTTTATCCAAACGAATACGTTTCTTGAGGGCTTTTGCAAGGCATAATGTGTCCACGAGATGTTCTGTATAGCTGTAATCTGTTTCTGCTTTTGGATCAACAAGCTTGCGATGAATGTTGTGCATATAAACGTCAAAGCCTAAAAGGTTATGTCCAACCTTTAGATAACTATCGTCATAAAGATATCTCTCAAGGTGTTCGAGCGCTTCTTTTGGGCAAGTCGCACGCTTTTTGTACTTTGCTTCGGTAAAGCCTGTAATTTTTGCGGCATCAGGAGATACGTTTAGCTCGTCCCATTTGAGCCAATAGTCTTTTTGTTCGACGATCTTGTTGTTTTCGATAACGAGAAACGCAAGTTGCCATGGTTTATTATGTGTGATAAGATTAAGATTACAGGTTTCGTAATCAAATAATAAATATTTTTTGTTTTTTTGAAATCTAAGTAGTGATTCTTTCATTTTAAATCTTTTCTTTCTTCGTCTCCATAGTTGATAAATAATTCTTGGCCTTTTTTGATTTTTTGGTTTGTTGTATATCTGAATACAAAATCTTTATAATCTATTGAATAGTCTATATTGTTATGTTTAGAGTGATTGTATATCATGCCGAAACCTAAAACAGTTGCGCTAGAAAAAATTTTGGAAATATCTTCATACCCTAATTCTCTAATTTCTTCAAGGAATGAGTTTTGGAGCTCCTCGTCGTCTAGGAACATTGCGAGTTTAGACCTAAAGTCTAACCCTTGGTTTTCTTCGGGGGATAGATTTTTATCGTGAAATATAGAGAAGACATACCTTAATAGTTCTTTGTCTTGCATGTCTTTTGAGCAACCAGATATTATGAAGTGACATTCTTCTACAACTTCCCCTTCGTCTAGGTCTTGTGTGGCAAAAACACCTCTGCCTTTGACCTTCGATTTTCTGACTGCAATTTTTGTTGGAGGTACGAGCTCTTCTTTCATGCTTTTTCTTTCCAGCTTTGAAAGCAAAATTCATTGCTTCCGAAGTGATCTAAGTTTGGCTTTGATAATGTTTTGAGTCCGCCGAAACTACGACTTGTTATGCATCTATATGTTTGGAATGCAGCGACATCTTTTTTTTCTTTATAATATATACTTTTTGTTGTTTCGGTTTTGTGTTTTTTATTCTCTGCATATTCTTTGACTTTTTTAGCAAGGAACTGATCAAATGGTAGCGAGTTATCTTCAATGAAGAAGGTTGGGTCGCAGAACTTAAAGCTTGGCGTACAGTTTGAGAACTTCATTAAATTGTTGTATATAAAGCTGTCATAAAAAGGAATTGCTAATAATAGCTTATCTTTGTTCCAGTGTTTCTTGAGCATCTTTTCGTCAACGCAGTTATAATTTTTGGTGAACGCTTCGCTGTAGATGTTATTGAGAATCTTGCAGCCCTCAAAATTTTTGGAGAAAATAATAATTTTATGCGAAGAACTCATCTTTTCGTTTTTTGGATCGATACTTGCGTCCTCCCTCATATTTATGCGAAGTCCAAAAATTAATTTTATATTTAGTTTCTCGGCGTTTTTCTTGGCCTGTAAAAATCCTGTCAAGGAATCCTCGACTAGTACAACTTCTTTTAGGTTATTTTCTACAGCAATACTAAAAATACTATCTGCTCCACCTTCTTTATGTGTAATTGGGTCGTCTAGAGTTAATATACTTTTGCCGATTGAATAATGACTTTTGAATAAAGGTAACATGCCCATTATTTTATCAAAAAACATTCAAGCTGTCAAGCTGTAAAAGTTGTTCACAACAACAAAATTCAAATTGACATAACTCTGTTGAAATGTTAATATTTAAGGTAATTTATGGATATAAAAGTAAAAAAAAGAAATGGTCGTCTTCAGGACTTTATCGTCGAGAAGATTAATGCTAATGTAGAGCGTGCATGCGAAGGAATATCTGATGTCTCAGTCAGTGAAATTGTATTGGATGCACAACTTCAATTATACGATAAAATCACAACCAAGGAGATTGATACGTCACTTATATTAAGTGCTCGCGAAAAGATCGAGAAGGAGCCTAATTATAGTTACGCTGCGGCTCGTCTATTGTTAAATACAGTATATAAAGAAGTATTTAAAGAAGGGGTTGATAGTGATGCTTTTCGATTGCAATATCGCAAAAGTTTTATTCAGAACATTAAGAGGCTCGTTAAAAGTGGAAGGTTAAATGAGCGCATGTTAGAATATGATTTGAGCGCATTATCAGAGGCAATTCGCATTCGTCGAGATGAAAGCTTTAAGTATCTTGGTATTCAGATTCTCGCCGACAGATATTTTATTCGAGAAGATGACAAGATCATGGAGGCCCCGCAAAGCTTTTGGATGCGTGTCGCTATGGGTCTCGCGCTTAACGAAGAAAACAAAGAAGAATGGGCGATTAAGTATTATGATATGTTTAGTCAATTTTTATATACTTCTTCCACTCCAACTTTATTTAATAGTGGCACCGCAAGATCTCAGTTGAGCAGTTGCTATTTGAATACATTTGATGATAGTATCGATGGAATTTTTGATGGCGCATGGCAAGAAGCAAGGAAAAGTAAATATGCTGGGGGACTTGGTCTTGATGTCACTCCGTTTCGTTCGACAGGTTCGCATATCGAGGGTACAAATGGTATCTCTAGTGGGCTTGTTCCATGGTTAAAGATTTACAACGACCTTTTGGTTGCAGTCAATCAAGGTGGCAAGCGTCCAGGTGCAGGCTGTGCATATCTTGAGCCTTGGCATCTCGATTTCGAAGACTTTCTTAATCTTCGCAGAAACACAGGCGATGATCGTTTGCGTTGTCACGATATGAATACCGCAGCATGGGTTCCCGATGAATTTATGCGCCGTGTTCAAAATGAAGATGTTTGGTATTACTTTGATCCAAAAGATACAGCGCTCGAAGATGGTACAACCCTGCACGATCTTTTTGGCAAAGACTTTGATCGCAGGTACAATGAATTATGCGATATGGCAGAAGCAGGAGAGATCAAGAATTACCGAGTAGTTCCTGCAAAAGAATTATGGAAAAAAATGCTCAAGGTATTGTTTGAGACCTCGCATCCATGGAACACATTCAAGGATCCATGCAACATTCGTTATACAAATCAGCACGAGGGGGTTGTTCACAGCAGTAATCTTTGTACTGAAATTACGCTTCATACGAAAGCCTCTGAGTATGAAAAAGGAGAAAAAACTAAAACCGGAGAAACTGCTGTATGTAATCTTGGGTCGGTCAATCTACTAAATCATTTAAAAGATGATAATACATTCGATTATGATAAATTAGAAAATACAATTCATACTGCAATTCGTGCATTGGATAGTGTTGTTGATCTTAATTTTTATCCTACCAAAGAAGCAGAGAATAGTAATTTGAAGCATCGTCCTATTGGATTAGGTTTGATGGCATTACATGATGTGTGTCATCGTATGAATATCAATATTGATAGTGATGAAGCGGTAGAATTTAATGATAATTTGTTTGAGTTTTATTCATATCACGCAATTCTTGCAAGCTCTAAACTGGCGAAAGAGAAAGGTAAATATGCTACATTCGATGGTTCGTTGTGGAGTCAGAACAAGTTGCCGATTGATTCATACGGAGATTTGATGAAGTATAAAGGCAAGCGCCCCAAGATCACCAGTAATCTGAATTGGGATGAGGTTCGTAACCACATTGCGTCAAATGGAATGCGTAATAGTAATGTTATGGCGATCGCTCCAACTGCTACAATTGGTTATATCAATGGTGTTGAGCAAAGTATCGAGCCAAACTTTTCGGTATTATTTGTATACGAAAACAAAAGCGGCAATTTCTTTATTACTAATCAACATTTTATTGATGACATGAAAGCAGCAGGCCTTTGGAATAGTAATGTTGCGGAACTTGTAAAAAGTGTTGACGGAGATTTATCTTTGCTGAATGGAGACATTCCGGTTGAATTAAAAGAAAAATATAAAACAGCATTTGACCGAGACATGTTTAAGTTAATTGAATGTAATGCAGTTCGCCAAAAATGGATTGATCAAGCAGTAAGTTTTAATTTATACAACAAGTCTACTTCATTAAAGTATTTGAATGATGTATATATGGCATGTTGGGAAGCCGGATTGAAAACAACATACTATTTACGCAATCGCGCCGCGTCAAAAGTAGAAAAAGCAAACACTGAAACAAAAAGCGCAGAAGCTACAGCTTGTAGTATCGAGGCAATGAAAAACGGTGGAACTTGTGAAAGTTGCCAATAACTTGATCCGCTTTAGATTTGACAACGTTATACATATTTGATATATTATAAACATGGAAACTAAAACAGGAGAACTTCTCACCGAGAACATCGCAGGTGTAAATCGAATCTTACCACATAAACATAAATTTGCATGGGATTTATTCTTAAAAAGTTGCGCCAACAATTGGATGCCTACAGAGATAAGCATGCAATCTGATATTAAACAATGGAAAAACGATGAAATTACAGACGATGAAAAATTACTTGTTAAACGCTGCCTTGGCTTTTTTGCTGGATCTGAGTCTTTGGTTGGTAATAATCTTTTGCTTAGCGCCTTTAGATATATTACTGACGCTGAGTGCCGCCAGTATATCTTGCGTCAAGCGTTTGAAGAAAGCCTTCACAATCTCACGGTAGTATATATTTGTGACAGTTTGGACCTCGATATCGAAGAGGTGTTTGCGGCATATGAAACAATTCCTAGCATCAAGGCCAAGGATGATTTTCTTATGCAAATCACCAACGATATTAGTCGACAAGACTTTGACGCTCATAGCATCGAAGGAAAGCAAGAAATTCTGCGCAACTTTTTGACCTATTGGATTGTGTGTGAAGGAACGTTTTTCTTTAGCGGATTTGCTATGCTCCTTGCGCTTGGTCGCCAAAACAAACTGCAAGGCATCTCTGATCAAATCAAGTATACTCTGCGCGACGAAAGCTCGCATATTGCATTTGGAACATATCTTATTAATACTCTTATTGAACAGAATCCAGAAATCTGGACAGAGGAAATTCAGCAAGAATTTGTGGACCACATGAAAAAAGCTGTTGAGCTTGAGATTGCATATGCACACGATGTTTTACCAACAGGTATTCTTGGATTGAATGCAGATATGTTTGTTGATTATATGCATTATATTGGCAATCGTAGACTAGAAGGTATTGGGTTAGATTATCGCTTTCCAAGTGACAAGAATCCATTTCCTTGGCTTAGTGAAGTTGTTGATGTGCAAGCGATGGGTAATTTCTTTGAGCGTCGCGTGCGCGAGTATCAACAAAGCGGCGCACTTGAAGACGACTTTTAAATAGAAATGAAGTTTATCACTGCATTGTATTAAATTATAATTTAAAGAGCCACTTTATTTTATTTAGATAAGCCCCCAGAGATGGGGGCTTTTTATTTGGCACGAAAGTAGCAAATATATAAGTGTGAATATCAAAAACACAGTGTTTTTGTGACACATCGTCTCAAACAATTAAATATTAATTACAAAATGTCATACTATATAAACAATTCATACAACAAAAATACTAACGCATGGAGCAATCTTTTTGATGAAATACTCTCAGATTCACTGTTTGACACAGTTGAGTCAAAACGTCGCGCAAATATTGTGTCTCGAGAAAAAGAAATTGAAATACAATTAGAATGCCCCGGCGTCTCAAAAGAGGATATCCAACTATCTTGTGAAAGTGGTGTTCTAAAAGTTGTGTGCAAATCGCCGCAACAACAAGAAGAACAATACCTACATCAACAATTTGAACCGCGCGAGTCGACCAATCTATTCACCCTCAAAAACGAACTCGACACAAACAAAATCAAGGCCACAAACAAAGATGGCATACTATACATAAACATACCCAGAAAACAACAAAAAACAAAACGTATAGAAATAGATTGACTTTTGTGAAATTTATGATATTATATACAGTTTAAAATTATGAAAACTAAATTATTAACACTTGCTGCTTTGGCAGCCCTTTCTATTAACGCAGCTTTTGCTGGATCTGGATCTTTGTCCACCGGCTACGGCTCGGATGTATTTCGTCGCGGATCTCTGATCTCAGAAGATTCTCTACAAACGTCCGCATCTTATATCACCGCAAGGGGTGGATTTGATGTTTCAGTTGGCGCGCAAACCGCACACAGCACAGGTGCAGACAGCGATGTTTATATTCTTTCTGGTGGTGTTGGCAAGAGCCTTGGGTCATTGCTTTCTGTTTATGGCGGAATTGAGCATTTTGAGCAGCTTGATGGCGCAAGCAATCTTGATGTTGTATTGAGTGCAGATTTGAATACTTTGTTGAATCCAACCGTTTCTGCGGCTCGTAATGTTGATGAAAGTCAATACACATTCGAAGCTGGCCTATCGCACGACATTTCTATCAATAATATTGATTTGTCGGTTCGCGGAACACTTGGTAATACAGATCTAAACGCTGGAGATAATATTGATTATTATTCTGTTGGCGTTGGCGCAAGCAAAAGCCTGACCAAGAATCTTACTCTTTCATTGAGCGTTGATCAGGTAAATTCTGATGTTATCGAAAGCGATTGCATTGTTGCCGCCGCATTGACTGCGAGTTTTTAAATTTATTGAATATGGTTACTTGGCCTCCTCGGAAACGAGGGGGCTTTTTTGTGTCATATTAAAAAAAATCTATCTTTACTATTGCAAGTATATGATGTGTTGTTTATTTCTCCAACGAATGATATAGCCCTTGGGCTGTTTCGTGCATACTTAGATAATATCTTCAGATGTCCACTCAGGACCACTCAAGATGTTTAGTATCTCTTCGTGATTATGCTCCGTCTTGCCGCTAAGAAAAGATGGTTGAGCGCCTTCGTACTTAACGAATGTCTTAGTGCCGTCTAATGAGTAGCTAAGTGTGTCGATTGATCCCTCCTTGACGTCGCTAAAATCCACAGTCCCTAACTCAGATGTATTTAAGATAACATATTTCATACTAAGCGGCGTTGGTATTATCTATAGATGCTTGATTGACTAGAGTCAGATTGTCAGAGTTAAGATCATTAGTGGACATATCGTAAATAGTTGTACCACTACCCGCTTCTGTGCCGTCTCCCATTCTCCACCAGGCTTTCAAGTTAGCACTAGATGAGTAGTCTCCACCATCTGAGTTTAAGTTAAATGGTTGATTGTCATTATACAGTTGTGAAACCTCGCTCGCAGTTAGCACACTATTAAACAAAGCTAACTCATCAATATTACCAGCAAAGTGACGAGCGGCAGTCGTCTGTGAATAATACAACTCTCCGACATGAGTCTTGCTGTAAGTAAAACTGTTTAGAGTGTTTGAACCTGTTGTGTCTAAGCTACCGTTAATATAAAGTTTTGTCTCACCTGTAGTAACTGTAGCCGCTACATGATACCAAGTATTTGATAATAAAGAAGATGTGGAGGTAGTAGAAGATTGGTAGGTCTGAAAAGATAGATTATTACCTGCACCCCACACCCCAAAAAATCGACCTTGTCCAGTAGCGGCTGATCCCCAGCTTATTATAGTTCTAATATTATTGGTTGAAGCATTAGCGGTCAAATATATCCAAGCTGAAATTGTAAGTGGGTTGCTGAGTTGTATCTCACTAGAACCTGCCACTTCTGCGTGGTCATCTGTGCCGTCCAAACTCAAAGAATAAGCATTGGCAACAAGTTGTAAAGAAGCTTCGTCACTATTATACACCCGCCAATTCGTGCCGTCATAGATGACGTATCTTTTCGTGTCCGTTTCAAAGTAAGCATCGCCCGCAGACGGTGAGCCGGGACGAGTTGATGATGTTGTTGTTTGTATTGTTGTCATGTTTATAATGGTTCTGTGTTGGCCCACTCTTCTCCAGCAAGCACTTCTAGAATTTGTGTATGTGTGTATTGTTGCTTGCCTGATAAAAAAGCCGGAACATCTCCTTCGAATTTTACAAATGTTTTTGTGTTGTCGATAGAATACCTCAAGGTATCTGCCGAGGTTTCTTTCACTTTGGAAAAGTCCACATTTGCGACTTCTGATGCGTCTATTATTATATAATTTGTCATGATGGTATTGTGGTTGAAAATGTTGGTCCGTTGATGAGTGTGCCGTTATTACCGCCACTACCTTGATCTGTTATAGTCGTACCTGTTCCTGAGTCGTTGTCTCCCATTCTCCACCAACCTACGGGACTTAAAGAAGATATGTCGTTAGGTGTTCCGCTGTTATATAAAGAAGCTGCCTCAGAGGAAGATAATATTGAATTAAAAAGAGCAACCTCATCCACGTTTCCTTTGAGTGGGCGATCACTGCGAGCGCTTGATCCAATGTATAAATCTAAATTATTTTGATACATACTCGAAGGAGCTCCACCGCTACCATCTTGAGAAAAACTAGGCGTTATAGATGATCCGTCTAGATATGCTTGATATGTATCGTTGGCAATATCACAAGTAAGTGCAAAGTGATGCCAGTTGTCATCCGGTGTATCTAGCTCATTAAACCGTAAATCTTTATAAACAATACTGCCAGATCCATACACACTAGCGCTTATTCTGTTGTTGCTAGTGTTAGATCTATTGTCAAATATAAGAAAAAATCCTCTGGTAGTATTTGGAGTTGTGTATCCGTTGTCTTGAGCGATAATTGAATGTATATCTTGTTTTGTTGTGTCTATTTTAAACCAAACTGAATATGAGAAAGTTGTTGGTGACAATGCTGAATCTATCGATCCTACATCAACATAATCATCTGTACCATCAAAGCTTAAGCTATAAGTATTAGTAAAAGTATCATCTTTGAAGACGTACCAAGCGCTACCGTCATAAATATAAAAATCACCAGTATCAGTACCATATGCCACCGTCACTTCGTCGGTTGGGTTGGTTGGTGTGCTTGCTAAGATATTCACTTCTGTGTCGCGAGTAGAAATGTTGAATATATCTTGCAAGGATTGTACATCAGATTGCAATGTTGTTACATCTGTTTGCAATGTTGTTACATCAGATTCTATGGTTGTAATATTAGACAATGATCCAATATTTGCAGATGTAATAACAAGGTGGTCATTAATGTATAATTGCCCACTAATTTCTTGCAACATAATATCATAATCACTATTGTTGCTTGTAGTGAGTTTTATCTTATTGAAGCTTTGTGCGCGAGAAGCCATGGTTTATTTAAGGTTATATTTTTCTGTGTCAGGGCTCCTCGATATAGAAATAAATTCATTGATCTCAATGGCTTCGTGTTCTTCTGCGCATAATAGTGCGTCTTTAAGTTTTTCAATTAAGGCCTTTTTATCTTTGGCTCCAAGCAGAGGCTGGCTTTCGACCGAGAAAACTTCTCCGCGTTCATCAATATTAACTTCGTGAATAGAAACTCCAGACGAAGAATAAATTACTCGAAATTCACAATAATCATCCATTTTTTTTGTTTCTATAGCCAGCTTTTGAGGGGGTCGGTTTGTTGTGAGTGTAACCTTTGTCTTTCAGTGCAAGATGATCTTTGTAGGTTTTTGCTTCAATACCTTTTCCTGTTTTTGGGTCATACATCATGTGGGGCTTGAATTCTTTTTCGTCGTCTGCGGATTGAGCTTTTTTCCAGGCTTTTTTACTTGGGCGATCTTTATCTCCTGGCTTTGCGGGTTTGTAATTTTTACCTTCTCTTTTTTTCTTTTTTCTAATATTATCCCATAGGCCGTTTTTTGCTTCTGCCGTTTCTTCTGCTTCTTCAATTTCTTCTGTGCTTTCTTCGCCTTTGGTCACTTTGGTTACGCTTTTTTTACTCCACATCTTACAACTCCAATAGCGAGCTTTTGTTTTTGGGCCAGGATTAGAGCAGTTATGTCTAGCCCTAAAGTTTTTTCGGCGACCTGGGTCGTCGCGCTTGATCTCCATGTTTGGGTCACCAAAGTTTACTTTAACAACGTTCCCTTTTTCGTTTTTCACATAAACAGAAAATTTCTTCGGTCCTCCGGGGGTGCGAAAAGGTTTGTTTAATTTTTTTCCTTTATTAGCTTCGGCGGCCCAGCTTTGTTCATCAATGTATTCCTCGAAGCCAAGTTCCTCTGTTTCAATAAAAATTGTGCCCCACATTTCATTTGTAAATTCAGGGTCTTCTTGAAGTTGTAATTTTTTTATATCTATATTTGCTTGTATCAGATCTTCTTCTGTAAAGATTTTATCCTCCTCTCGCGTTCCATCGTCAACTATAAAGCCTGCTTTAGCTATATCTTGATCGGCTTTTCTGTAGCTGTCGTGAACTTTTGATCCTTTCACCATTTTGAGAAATAAATTTACTCTCGCAAGCGCCCATTGACCCCTGCTTTTGCCGGGTTTTGAAAAATCATCGAACATTTCACAACCTCTTCGGTAAACTTTTTGAAGCTGAGATAGTGTAACTTTATTTTCATTTCTTTTATTGTGGTCAGAAACTTTACTGGAAAGCGCTGAGATTAATCTGTCTGTGAATGTTTTCATGTTTTATTGATTTGGATATAATTCTTTAAGTGATTTACTTGGTGTTGTGATTTCTGGAAAAGGATTTAAAACTTGCCTATAGTCATCTCCAATTGGAGAAATTACTTGCCATGGAGTTTTCCATTTATTTGATAAATATTTTCCGACTATATCGCACTCGGTTTCGTTGAGATAATTGTCAAAGGCAATAAGCTCTGCAAATTCCATGCCTGCGCGAGCTCCGTTTCTTTTACTTTTGTTCAACATTAACCCTCCGTAAAATGTTTCATAATAAAGTCCGGTAGTGACGCTTCTGCTATGGTATCCAATGGTTGATGTATTGTTTAAACCCCCTGTGCCTCCACCCCTGGGACCTTGCCAATCTAATCCATAAGCAGATGAACCAGACTCTGAGTTTTCGCTTCTCATACACATTATGAATGGTATTCCATATGCTGGACCATTGCTGCTGAAATCAGTCACCGTAGACATCCAGTCAACATAAAATCTCTGATCTGGATAAAGAGTAGCCCCGTGTGCTACTGAACCAAGATTTCCTCCCGAAAAAAGACCTCTCCAGCTATAACTGTATTGATTATAAAGGTGGGTATTACCGTTAACCTGAGCGTATTTTCTGAGGATATCGTAATTGATTCTTAAAACAAGAAACGTTGTAAATCCAAATCCGCTATATTTTTGATTGTGCGCATATATATCATACTCTAAAGACTGTCCGGTTGAAAATTGAAGGGTGGGCATTTGCCCGATCCTTGCGTCTGACTGATCGTCAATTTCTTTCATTGCTGGTTCAAATCTGGGCATAACATAACTTGTTTGAAAAAAGGCATTTACTATACCGTCTCCAGCAAAATCTTTTTCTGTAACAAGAACTTCTGGAATTGGCTCAGACACCAATATTTCTAGGCCTGTTGAAATTATGGGCTCTCCATTATAAACAAATTGGGTTCCATGATTATTGTCACTAGATCCTATAACTGTGTAATCAAATTCAGTATTTTTTTCTAAAATCTGATAAGTGTCTCCTTCGATTAAATTTTGCAATTCGTGCTTGGGGGCCAAGTCATTTCCGTTGTAAATAAATTCAGATCCTATAGAATTGGTCTCTGAGCCTATTAAGGTGAAATCATATGAGTCGTCTTTGATTGTATAGCGACTATCTTTTAACATATCCTTGATTGATATGTCTCCAAATTTTATATTATTCCTCATGTAAGCATTCGTTCCGAGGGGTCCACTCATCCAAAATCTATGGCCAATTTCATTTTTGTTTGCACCAAGTTTTTCAAAGCTTACGTTGGAGTCGAGGGCTTTTATTTCATAGTAGAAATCGCTTCGAAACCAATACGTGTTATGAAATCTATCTGTATAGATATCACTTGAAGCATAGCTGCTTATGTCTTGATATGCAGAATGTAGTTGCCCTCCCACGGTTGGTACCCCTGGCTCTGTTATATATTTTGGGGCCGTAGCGCTGGCTCCAGTGATTTCTTTATTGGTTGATTTGCAAATAATTTTTGTTACTGAATCTAGGTGACTTGGTATGGTGCCGGCAGAATTTCTCAAAAAAAAGCTGTCTGATGCATCTAGGTGGTATATGGGTTTATAATTTAAGTCGTAACCATCTGCCAAAGTATATTTTCCGAAGTTTTTTGAATTATAATATACCGACCAATGATCCCCTACAGATATAAAAAATTTATATGTATCCGTCGCAAATGCAAGTTGCCCGTCTGCGGTTGGGGGTGAGGCTAAAATATTTTTTTCTGTATCTTTCCTGTATGAGGTTATGTCTGCCATTTTAATTGTTGTTTGGATTTAAAAGAGAAATGTATTGATTGAGTCCCACAAAAAATATTAATTGATAATCTTTCTTTGATGAAAATTGTTCTATTGTTATGTTTGGCGGGGTTGAAAAATCTTCGTCTAAAGGAAGGTGAACTGTATTTGTAAAGCCGCTTCCCCAGTTTATGGTTGGTCTAGACCTCCAGAATTCAGAAGGGTCGATGATTGTTAATATGTTATTAAATTCTCCAGATATTTCAAAGTCAAACAGTCCATGTAGGCTTGTGTTTACTAGGTTGATTTGTTCGTCAGTTATTTCGTCAATATTTTCTACAGGTTCGCCGTTATAAACAAACCTTTCTTCTGCTGTATTGGTTGCGGCGCCTATTTTTGTATAATCTGTTAAGTTTGGGTTAATAATTTCATATTTCTCTCCGGCTGATAATTGTGAAAATTTTTGGATACTAGGATGTAAACCGTTGTCTTCTTGATTTATCAAATCTCTAAAGTAATGCATGCCCTGCCAGTCTGGGTCTGTTATTCCCCTAATATTAAACTTGTCTTCGTCATAAACTCTAAATCTGGTATAGTGATGATACAGCTGCCTATGGCTATCGGTTCTGAATTCAAAATATCTATAATTGTTTGTCTTTAAGGTGTTAGAAGTCCGAAAGTAAATCTTGGATGCATTTGCGCTTGCGAAATTGTTATCCGTGTTTAAAGCTCTTTCTGGTTCAAAAATTATTCTAGCTTTCGCATGTTGCCTGTCCACCAAGAACATGTCTCCTGGACTAGCTGCTTCCACTAGCATTTCATCTAGTGTTGCTACATACTTTATTTGGAGAGGTTTTGCTGCATTAATTGTGTCTACAATGGCTCCGCTGCCCGAGGGAGAATAATTTAGCCAGTAATTACCGTTGTAGACTACAAGTCTTTGGGTGTCCACTTCAAAATAAACATCTCCTTTGATGGCCGACGGTCTATTTGTTGATGTACACGTAAGTAAAGATCCCATAAAGAATATTTACACGAATTTTTGTTTATTTTCTAAATACCAATTGTATGTTTTCTGCAATCCTTGTTTTAGTGTGTGTTTTGGCCTGCATCCTAAGTTAATCATTCTGTGGTTGTTCATTTTTTTGCGATAGGTTCCGTCAGGTTTCGAGCTATCAAAAACAATATCTCCTGTATAGCCAACGACGTGTTGTATGATGTTTGTTAATTCAAGAATGGTGACCTCATCTTCGGATCCGCAGTTGAGGTGCGAGATTCCTTGTTCATATACGTCGATTGCGTCGACACATTCTAGGCAGTGTGTCGACATTTCTGCCAGATCATCGACATATAAAAATTCGCGAAGCGGTTTTCCTGTACCCCAAACTTCAATACTTTTTGCGCCATTTTCTTTTGCTTCATGCACTTTTCGAATGAGAGCAGGCAGAACATGCGAGCTCTTTAGGTCAAAGTTGTCGCGTGGTCCGTACATGTTGCAAGGCATAATCGAATAAAAATTTCTATTATATTGTTCGTAATAGCTTTCGCACATTTTGATTGCGGCTATTTTTGCAATTGCATATGGTTCGTTTGTTTTTTCTAGCACGCCAGTCAATAAACTTTCTTCAACGATCGGTATGTCTGCATCTTTGGGGTAAATGCATGAGCTGCCAAGGTTGATTAATTTTTGCACATTGTATATGTGCGAGCCGTGAATTAAGTTTGAAGCAATTTGGAGGTTTTGGTATATAAAGTCCGCTCGATATGTATTGTTTGCTAGAATGCCTCCCACTTTGGCTGCGCAGATAATTACTGCATCTGGACGTTCTTTACCAAGAAAACGATTAACATCAGTTTGCTTGGTTAAGTCGAGCTCGCTTCTTGTGCGAACGATTGTATTTGTGTAGCCATTTTCTTTTAAGTGGCTTAGCACTGCAGAGCCAACCATTCCGTTGTGTCCGGCAATGAATATTTTTTGGTTTTTCACCTTGATAATAACTTATAATCGTTTTCGTACATTTTTTTAACCAGTCCAGTGAAGTCAGTTTTGCGAGCCCACCCCATTTCTTTTTCCGCAAGACTGCAATCACCGCACAATTCGTGAACTTCTGCTGGTCGATAAAACTTTGGATCAACTTCGAAAATCAATTTTCCGTCTAAGGTATAATATTTTTCATTATCTTCCGCGCCTTCACTTTTAAATTGAATGCCTGCACACTGCAATGTTTCTTCGAGGAACTCGCGAACTGTATGCATTTCACCGCTAGCTAAAACATAGTTCTTTGGCGCATCTTGATTGAGCATTAGCCATACACCTTCCATAAAATCTTCTGCATCACTCCAGTCTCGTTGAGCTTCAATGTTTCCTAATTTTAATACAGGAATTGTTTTTTCTTTTTCTAGGGCAATTTTAATTTTTGCAATGCTATGACTAATCTTTCGGGTTACAAAATCTAAGCCTCGACGCACTCCTTCGTGATTGAAAAGCCAGCCTTGAACTGCGTATAGGTCGTAAGATTCCCTGTAAACCCGCACGAGATGACGTGCAGCGCATTTAGCAGCTCCATATGGACTTTGGGGTCTTAATGGATGCGTTTCGCTTTGCGGGCTGCATATCACGTCTCCAAATTCTTCACTAGATCCAGCATTATAGAATCTGCAATCGGGCGCAAATCTACGAATGGATTCGAGGATATGAAGTACAGCATTTGAGTCAGTGTCCCATGTTTGTATTGGGTAATCCCAGCTGCCTGCTACAAAAGACTGCGCCGCAAAATTGATAAAATAATCGGGCTGCAAGTCAATTACTACATCTCGCATACTGTGTGCATCATTAAGGTCCATATTGATCAATTTAAATCTAGGTTCATTTTCAAGATGTAATATGTTTTCATGGTTTTTAACACTCAATCTTCTAGCGGCTCCATATATTTTATAATCTGTATGCTTTAATAAATACTCAACCATATGACTTCCGTCTTGGCCGGTTACTCCTGTTACGATAATTTTTTTCATAATTTTAGTTTTAATATACACCCTCTAGTTTCTTTTGTCATTGGTTCTGGCAAACTTTTTTTTTCGATTTTAAAAAACCCCCATTCGTCGTGCTCTATTGCATCAATGGCGTCACTGCTTGGGAAGATGAGGTCATCAATTTGCATCGAGTATAACGCAAAATATTCAGCCTCTTTAACCTCAAAGTCATCGAGGAATTTTATTTGTTTATTTACTCGGACGCCCGTCTCTTCGAAAAATTCTCTTTTTGCCGCCGTTTCAGGATTTTCTCCTGGATCAATCATCCCACAAGGCACTGACCAGTGTCCAGCTAAATTATGACAGTTCCTGCTCCGCCTGCCAAGCAGCACAAGGTCTTTAAAATTTGCGATTATTCCTGCAGCGATATATTTTTTAGTCGAGGAAATCATCTAGAGCTTTTTTGTTTTGCCAGTGTGGGCAACCTTCATATTCCATTTTAATGATTTCATCTCCTTTTTCTAGCTCTAGTTCGTGTTTATTTTCAATAAATGCAGTTTTCTTTAAGTTTCCTTCTGAGTCTTTAAGGGCCCAGTATTCTCTAGGCTTTCTAAAAGGACATATGAACGCTTTAATTGGTTCTCCGTTTTTGTCAAGAACCGGCTCTCCTCTTGACATCTTATAACCATCTTTACCGCAGGCAAGTGGACCACCAAAGGTTCCATCTTTTGGGTAGTCTTGAGTTGCGGCAAGATTGCTTTTTGCGGTCTCTTCGTCAAAGTTATCAAGATAGTTTTGAAACTGAGTGAGCTGGTACTCAAAGCCTTCCAGTTCTTCTTGAGAAATTTTATCCATTTTTAGCCTACCTTTTCCTGTGTTCCCTAGAAGATCTGTTTCTAAGTCAAAACGCAAAAAAAGGAACTCGCTTTGAGGTTCTGTTTTGGGCATTAAATGCTTTACGGCCAGACAATATATTAAATTTTGTAAATTGTCTGTTATTTCTTTTCCCTTAAATACAGATTTACTGCTTTTGAAGTCTCTAATGATTACAGAATTGTCTTTGTATACGAATAGTTTGTCAATGTATCCTCGAATTGCATATCGTATGCCGAGTTCTGGTTTGTCAATGGTTAGATCAAAGAAGCGCTCTGATTCTGCGGAAACCGGCTTTTCGTCTTCCTCTCCAAAGAAATCACAACGTAATCCATTGACAATCATTTCGTCAATCAAATCAAGATTTTCTTTGTCGCTTACACTCAGTTCTTCTGCTTCTTTTTTGACTTGTGAGGCAACCACTTCAGTATTCCAGATTGTTCCGTCTTCAACTATTTTGTCAAATTCATTGCGATGGTGATCGCCAAGAAGCTCGAATACATTATGGCAGATCGTTCCCCTGCTTGATCCGTCATTGCCTGCGTCAGGTAGTTTAAGTTTATAATTGCACCAGTATGTCCAGCTGCAAGTTTGTGCGGTTTTTATCCTGCTCGCGGATAACTTTGTTAATTCACTCATTTATTAATATAGATTTATTTTTTAATAAGGTTTTTGACAGGGTTTTTTGTATAGAATTTATTTTATCTAGTATAAAGGGTTTTTGTTTTTCGTGCGTTAGTGATTGTAGCTTGTTAGACCATTCTTTAAACTGATCATTATTCATGTCTCCGAAATCTTCTTCGGTTGGCAAGCAAATGAGAACCTTTTCAGGGTTATAATAGTTGAGTAATTTTAAATAATTTTTTATGCTTGCATTTAATCCTCTATTTTCAGATGATGTTTTGTCATTGTTTAAAGATAATATAATTTTGTTTATGTTTAAAGATAGCGTTGCACATATTAATTTTGTTGATACATCGAGTCCAAAAGTAACAAGTACATTTTTATATCCATGTTCATTTAGGTTGAGCAAATCGCCAATACTTTCAACAAGAATAACTGATTGTGTTTCATTGATTGCTTGTTCTGTCTCTGGGTTCGCGTAGAGGGGGTAAATCCAGCCTGTCTTGCGTCCCACATGCTTCCACTTGGGTCGATTGCCAGAAGAGTTCATGTCGCGCCCTGAGAAGCCGTGAATCTGCTTATGCTCATTGTATATTGGGAACACAAAGCGACCATACAATTTTCCTGTTGTTGCATACCCACCCTTGAGTGACTTTAAAGTTTCTTCTGAAACGCCGCGATCATTGTAAAATTTATAATGCGGCAATAGTCTGTCTAAACAGTTTTCTGGATATATTTCTTCCATTTCTAATTTTTCTGAATTGGTTAGTCTATTATAGTTGTCTCCGAGATCATCTTCGTCAAGAAATTGCTTGAGTCGGTTTTTGTCGTTTGTTCCAAGTGTGATTTCGACGAGCCTGCTAAACGGTGAGAATGTGCTGTTCTGCACATGATCTTTCCATACTCCTGTATTCTTGTAGATTTGAATTGCAGTTTTGTTATCTCCATTTCTAAAGATGGCATTTGTTTGCCAATATGCACCTCTATCTGCAAGCTTATAGCCCAGCTGCATAAGAGATTCTTTAATTTTTTCGGGGCTCATAGGTCAGGTATTTCGTCTCCATTTGCAAGAAGAGCTCCAACGCCTTCCGAATCCATATGATTCACCATGTCTTGAAGATCTCCGCACTCGCCAATGTTAAAATTATTCATACTTAAGTTTATATAGTTCTTTCGCTTTGTGCCGTCCGGCATTTCTACTGGTTGGGTCGCTCGATGAACGTCTTTGCCGAGCCATCTATATTTTAAGCAAATTAATTTATGAGTTCCAAACCCTTCTGGTTCAGATTGTATTTCATCCATAGCCTTTTGTCTTAAGAGAAAAAGATGAGAACAGAACTGCGTAACTTGGTCACTTCCTGCAACAATACTTTCATCGTCAACTATGCTGTCAGAGTTTCTGTTGTTTGTTATTCCAAGCCTGTTGCTTTGAACGCTTGTTAGCATTGCTACGGCAGGCTTCCCATTAAAGCAGAGCTCTTTTTGTATAAGCTGTTTAAATTTGTCTACCATTCTACCAATAGTTTCCCAACTACTGACTCCGCTTTGTCGCTCGTATGTAGTTTTAATATAGTCAAAGCTAAACAACATTGGGTTTCCTCTCCCTACTTCTGAGTAATAAAATCTCCTGATGATATTTATCATGCTGTCTACGCTATGGCCCCCAACATTGTAGTAGTAAAATTTAAAGTTTTTAATTTTTTTCCATGTTTGTCTTACTTTATCGACTATTTCATCTCCCGCCTGTCTCCACCTTCCTGTTTCGAGTAAGTGCATGGGTACTCCCGATAAGGCTGCACATTGCCTGATTATTAGTTCTTCTTTGCTCATTTCTCCGTTATCAAAATGAAGTATTGGTACGTTGTTGTTTTGGGCTGAAACTTTTGTGCAAAAGTCCATACAGAACTGCGTTTTTCCTACGCCTGCCCTAGCTACAACTACAGTAATGTTTCCTGGGCGAAAAAGAGATCCATAGAGCTCGTTTACTCTTTCGTGTGGCCCCATTAATCCAAATTCGTCAATAGGGTTGTTTCCTCTATCTTCAATAAAGTCTTCCATTTCATCAAAAAGATTTTCTGGCTTATTGGATCCAATTTCATACAAATTGATTTTATCATTATACTCTTTGTCTGCTATAGATACTATGTCATCATAACTACTTGAAGAGTTGATCGACTTCATGCTTTTTGCGACTTTTACGGAAGCATCATGTATATCTCTTCTGACTGTATATTTTTTTAATTCTTTTGCGGCTTTAACTACTCCATCTTTAGAAATCTGCCTCATAGATAGGGCTTTAATATAATCCGCAATATTAATGTTATCTTCGAATGATATGTTTAGCGACTGTACTCTCTGCGCTAAAAGGACTTCGTCTAAAGAATCTCCCTCTTCGAGATTTTGGCGCAAGACACAAAATATAGTTCTATTGACTATAGAATTTTTATCAAAAAAATCGTTTTGATCTATAAATGGAGCTACTAGTGGGTACGAATCTGGGTGTTTAATTAAACCTGCTATTAAGTGCTGCTCAAGTTCATAAGAATATATCATTCTTACATGATAGCAAAAAAAGCTTAAACAGTCAAGGGGATTCTTCTTCTCCTGTATCTTTTGGAAAGTTTAGCTCTATTTCTTGCGCGGACATTTGATCTAGATACTGCTCTAGCGCTTTCCTTAAGCCTATTTCTATGATAGGTGAATAGGCTTTGGTTATAACCGACGGAAAGCCGTCTTGATTAACAAAAGACAAGATAAAACCTCCGTCTGATTTGGAGGAGCCCGTAAACTCAAAAAGTTGTTTTAAAATATTTTCTGGAATATAAAACTCCTCAAGGCTTTCTGGATCAATGTAATCTTCGCTCATAATATATTATACACAGATTATAAATTAACACCAAACTTTTTGAAAAGTTTTTCGCTCAACTCATCTCCGTCGTATATTTCAACAAGTTGTATGTCATTGATTTCACAAAACTTTAATTTATCTTGGTCGCGCTTTAATTGATTGAGATAGTTAATCTTGTTTTTGCCATGAAAAAATGGGACATATTTTGTGTGCTGTTTTCCTTGAACTTCTATTGCTATCTTTTTATTTGCGTTGTAGAAGTCAAGAGACAGTTTTGTTCCTGCCACAGGAAACTCTTCAAACACAATATGTTTGTTCCAATATTGCTTAAGAAACTGCTTTGCGTTGAATTGTATTTTACTGCGACTTGGACCGTCCCAATCGATTAGATGATTTTTTGCTTTCTTAACAGTGCGAACCGCGCCTGTTAAAGTTTTAAAGCGCATTGGTTAACTTCTGAAAGTCTTCGTATAAAAACTCAGACAAGTCTTCGTTTTCTTCGAGAAAGTCGATGAGGCGTTGCTCACCCTGAAACTTTTCATTGATCTCAAATTTTTTATCGGCAAGCTCTGAGATGAGATCTTCACTTACAGAAATCCAAGCACCTTTCTTGTCTATCAATTTAAACAGATAAAGCATGTCTAGTATTTCTCGAGCTCGCCAAATTGACTTGCCATCTTTTTTGCCGTATTGAATTGGATAGCGAACGGTTGATCCTGTTTTTTCATTTACGCTCTTGCGAAAGCGAATTTTACAGTAGTGTCCAATTGGTTCCCCTTTGTCTTCAAGCTTGCTTGCTGTAGGATTTTTAAAAATTAAATCTGAGTTATACCTCTCTTCGAATTCAAGAATGAAGTTGGCATAGTGTTTGATAGCGTTTCCTCCTGCCTGCTTGACTTTAGGTCCTCCTCGGGCAGCATATGGATTGGTTGCTACTTCCACGCGAACTTGACTTGTAAGGATCATCGTATGACCCATTTTCGTGATTGGTAGTACCATTTTTTTAAGGAACACTGATGTGATTAATGCGCCGCCTGCCACTTGTTCACTTTCTGCGAATGGCTTGTCAATATCTCCAATTCTACAAAGAGCATCAACACTATCAATAATAAACATATATCTTTTATCATCTTCGTTTTGAAGAACAAGCTCTCGAGTCAATTCAAATACTTTTTCAAAGATGTTACAATCAAAGCAAAAGAATTTATTTGGATCCGTGTCAATTCCTACTCGCTCGATCATTTCGGGACTCAATCGACCTTCGCTTTTGATGTATATTATCATTCCTTTGTCTCCGAAGTGTTTTTGGAAGTTTCGGGCAAATGTCATCGCACAACTTGTTTTTCCGCCTTCATTTATTCCTGTGAATCGGTGTGCGCCATTTGGTAGCCCACCTCCGAGGGCGATATCAAGGTTAAGACTGCCGCTTGGGATTTTGTAGTCTTCTGATTCGCAAAAGTTGTAGTGATACTTTTGATTATCTTTATCAGACAAGAACTTTGCGATTTGATCGGTTGTTTGAATTTCTTTTGTTTTATTCATCTATAAATTGTCGTATTGTTTTTGGTTTTTTCGAGATTATTTTATCGTTTCCGGTTTTTTCTCCAATGGGTATCTCTATCTTGGGTGGTATTTTGTAGTTGAACTCTCGATACTTTTTTCGAATTTGATTGAGGCCTTGATCTGATCTTAATACAGCAAGCGACGGAACTAACGCGATTGATACTTTGCTCCAGAATTCTTCACATGGAAACATTTCCATCAGGTCATTAAGAAGCTTCATTTCGCGAGCCCAGAATGTGCGCTTCTGTTTATCTGGTTCAATAACCAGTCTTTTTATTAAATCTCTTTTATTGAGTTTTTTCACTAGACGAGTCTAGCATAAAACATGTCGTTCGTCAAGAGGAAAATTTATAAACAGGCTTGCTTAAATTATATTCTCTATTGCTTAGCTTGGGGTTAAGGAACTGGGTGATTTGTTGATTAAAGATTGGTTCTAGTTGGTCTATGTTTTGAGATTTACTATCTATGATGCCTGAGAGTATTACCATATTTTGAATATCTGACTCTGAAAAACTTTGGTTTTTGGAAAAAGAATGACTTCCTTTATGTTTTGTTGAGTTGATGGTTAATGTTTCTTGCGATCCAATTTTGTGAATTTTTATTGTTTTTGAATTTTGTTTTATTGCTTCTACTAGCTTATTGTTGTCTATGCTTGATTCTTGCAGTGATTTGTTTAGTTCTTTTAGTTTGCTTAAAGACTTATTTAATTGATTGTTTTGTTGTTTTATTTCTTGGTTAGATTCTTTAAGTTCAGAGTTTTCGGCAGACAGTATACCTGTCTGGTTTTTGATTTTCGAAAATTCTTCAATGCTTAGGCATATTTCTGATTTAAGTTTCTCTATTTCTTTGTCTTGCCTGTTTCTTTTTTCTAGAACGAGTTTTATTTCTTTGGCACTAGAAATGGCTTTATCTGCTTTGCTTAATATTTGCTTTTTTTCTGTTTTTATTTTATCTATCTCTAGTTGAGCTAGCTGTTTTTCGGATAATAGTTTATCGAGTTCTGCTGAAATTTTTGAGGTATCTTCTTTTTCTAATAGTTCTTTTTGCGTTTCGAGTTTAAGTTGGCGCAATGTTTCTTTATGTTCTGATATTTCATTTTGATATTTTTTAACTTGATTTTCGTTTAATTCGAGTATCTTTTTATCTTGCTCGAGGTCTTTTTTTCGCTCTTCTATTTCGAGCTGTTGCTGGTTTAAGGCTTTATTTTCTGCTTCAATTTCAGAAATCTTTTCAAATATAACCGATTCATCTTCCATCATCTTGGGGAATTTTTTACTCAAACTTATATGCGCCGCAAGAACTAATAGTACGGCTAAAGGATCAAATACGAAAATCAATATAATTATTACTATTCTTACCGCTTTTCCGATATCAAAATTCATTCCCGTGAAGTCAGTGATTAGTTCTGCTACATATTTAATTGGACCAACTTCTGCCTCTAGTTGGCGAGATCCATCATCTAGGTCAAATTTCTCTAGCTCTAGGGAGTCAATTCGTTCTTGCGCATCTAGGATGTTCGAATTGTATTTTTCGATTTTAGCTTCTGTATCTTCTGGTTTGTCGAATCCTATGTTTTGGTATTCTTGTATGCGTTTACGAATGTCAGATATAAGCGCAGAAGTTTCGTTTCTGTATTTTGATATACGGTCTTCAATGGCTTTTTTCTTTGCGCTAAGTTCTTCGCGTTCGCTTGCTTGTTCTGCGATTTTATTTTCTACGTCTTTCTTTTTATTTGAGAATAATCCGCCAGGTTTGTTTTTTGCTTCATTGAGCTCTGCATTTAATTGGTTAATTCGCTCTTGAATTGGCGCGAGCATTTTGCTGTCCAACGCAATATCTTTTTCGAGCTGAGCTGTAAGTTGATCTATTTTCTTTTGTTCAAGATCAATGTTCTCTGCGCTTTTGTCGCTGCGATTTTGGTTTTTATCTTCGCTTTGTTGTATCAATTCTTTTTGTCGGATAATGTATTGCTTCTCACGATCAATCTTGGTCTCGACTTGAGTTACAAGCGCTGCAGCTTTCTCTGCGTGTTGTTCGTGCTCAATGTGAGACTTGGACAGAAAGCCAAAAATGCCCATACTGGTTATACCCATTAATACAACAATTGCCCCAAAGAGGTAAATTCTCAACATCTTGGGTGCAGTTTTCCAGTTTTTATGCAACCAAATTGCCGCAACAATTTTGCCGATCTCAAGCGCAGCACCCATGGCAATAACGGCTTCAATAGAACCAGGGAATATGGTCGCTAGCCCAATAATACTAAAGTAGGCTGCAATTACAGATATACTTAATGCAGATACGAGCGTTAATATCGAAAATAACATTTAAAATTTAGCGTTTGGATATTTTTTGTTTTTGGGGTCATCAATTTTGGAGAGACCTTCCCTGTTAGAGTTTGCATAATGTCCCCCGTTGTCGTTGGGACTGTAACCTACGTCACCTTTCTGTGCGGAGATGTCTCTGTTGTCATTCGCATAAGGAGTGAATGACTGTTTTTTACCTTGAGTGTCTATGTATTCAAGAGGATCAATTCTCTCTTGTTTTTGATTGAATGATAGTGATGATGGTTCCATTATAGTAATACTTACACTTTTAAAAATCTATAATCTCAGACATTTTTACAGTTATATTTTGGCCGTTCTCAAGTTCTATGACTGCAAAAATTGCTCCATCATCTGGTCCTCCGATTTCTTCGTATTCGTTCACGATGACGCCCTTAATATTACCTTTTGGAGTTGAGACTATACATCTTCTTTTTTTTTCTGACATAAATAAGGTATACACAATATATTGTAGCGATAAAAGTATAAAGTTAACTTTTAACTTTAAATAGACTTTACTTTAACTTTTGTGTATCATATTAAATGAGCAAGAGAAAATATATAAAAAGGTCTGATTATTGGAATAAGTTTGAGTCTAGAAAAAATGAAGATATTTCGAGTTTAATAAATGTAAAAGACTGCGCGCCAGCTTCAGCTGGAGAGCCTTATTATGTTGAAACCTCTGCTTCGTGTTTAAGTCGATCAGGAAAGGCAAAAGAGTCGTCCTATTCGAGAGGTCCAAATGCAGAATCTAGAAATGGCGCCAGATTTGCCAATATAAGAGGGGGGTTGCTTCCTTATGTTTATGGAGTTGATGGAATAAATGTTAGGGACTCTATTGAGCTATGCCAAAAGGCCTATGCTAACATAGCTGTATTCAGAAACGCAATAGACGTTATGTCGGAATTTGCAAACTCAGATATTTATTTAGAGGGAGGAAGCGCTTCTGCTAGAGATTTTGTATATAAGTGGTTTGAGAAAATAAACCTATGGAATCTCAAGGATCAGTATTTTAGAGAGTATTATAGAAGCGGTAATATATTTCTTTACAGAATTGATGGAAAATTTTCCAAAAAAGATTTTGATAAAATGAATAAAATATATGCTTCAGATTTAGCGTTAAAGCCTGGCAGAATACCTGTTAAGTATATACTTTTGAATCCTTATGACATCGTTGCAAAAAAAGGGTCTTCGTTTCAAACTTCTGTTTACGAAAAAATACTTTCAGAGTATGATTTAGAAAGATTAAGGAATCCTAAGACAGAATACGACGAGCAGGTTTTGAAGTCTTTAGATGAAGATATACAGTCCAAGATTAAAAATGGCCAATACAATTCAGATGGGTTAAGTATTAAGCTAGACCCTGGGTTTCTGGTTTATTCTTTTTACAAAAAACAAGACTATGAGCCTTTTGCTGTTCCCTTTGGCTACCCTGTCTTGGATGATATTAATTTTAAAATGGAGCTCAAAAAAATTGATCAAGCTATCTGCAGGACTATAGAAAATGTTATACTTTTAATTACTATGGGCGCAGAGCCGGATAAAGGGGGCTTGAATCCTAAAAACATGGAGGCTATGCAAAATCTTTTCAAGAATGAAAGTGTTGGAAGGGTATTGGTTAGTGACTATACGACGAAGGCAAATTTTGTTATTCCCGATATAAGTAAGGTTGTTGGTCCTAATAAATATGAGGTTGTTAATAATGACATTAAAGAGGGTTTGCAAAATGTGATTGTTGGAGACGAAAGATATAGTAATACTCAAGTTAAGGCAAAGATATTTTTAGAAAGATTGGAGGAGTCGAGGAATGCATTTATGAATGACTTTCTGCAGCCTCAAGTAAAAATGATATGCAAAAATCTTGGGTTTAGAAAATATCCTACGGTTAAATTTCAGCAAACAGATATAAAAGATGAGGTTCAACTGCAAAGAGTTGCGACTAGGTTAATGGAACTTGGTATTATTACTCCAGAGCAGGGCATGGATGTTCTGGAGAAGGGTTTTTATCCAAAAGCAGATGAGCTTGTTCCCGCTCAAACAAAGTACGTGGAGCAAAGAAGGGATGGCCTGTTTAATCCTATTGTTGGCGGTGTGCCTATGATTGCTCCAGAAGTAAACGAAACAGAGCAGGTTGTTAAAAATGAGGTAGGAAGACCAGTGGGTACATCCGGTATACCCCAGGAGAATAAAAACACTTCCACTGCATTATATTCTGTGAAAAGTATACAGGATGTTGTTTATACTACCGAAGCCATCAAGAAAGAGGGTTATAAGAAAATGCGAGCAAAACTTTCTAAGAAGTCTTTATCAAAACAAGAAAAATCTATGATCGATGAGCTTGCCGCCTCTATAGTTGTTTCTTGCGAAAAAGATTCCTGGGCGCAAAAAATGTTTGAATGCATTGATAATCCCGAATTGTTATCAGAATTGAATACCATTCCTGAGATTTTAGATAGAGCTCAAGAACACGAACTAGATGATTATTCTGCGGCGCTACTTTATCACAGCGACAAAGATGCTAAATAGAGTCGTAGTCAGCTTTACTACAAAATTTTGTTAGCTTGGTGCCGTCCTCGTCCACGGCTTTTAAGGCGTATCTGATTGAAAGCTTGCCGGTTTTGGTTGTTTTTTCGTAAGCATGTTTTGATACGGAACCTGCATCAACTTTAACTTTTTGTTTCTTTTTTACGTTATAAAATTCTATTTCTTTCATATTTTATATATACACTTATTCTTGTATTTTTGGTTGGTTTTGAGTGATTTGTTCAAAGATTTTTTGTTTTAATTCTTCATTGGAATTATACCATTTGTACATGATATCAGCCTTTATTTTAGATATTTCTTTTTCTATATTGCTGATTGATTGCTCTATGTCTTTTATAAACTGCTCGGAGATATTTTTGAAATCTACATCTAGCTCTAGGGCAGCTTTTAATATTCCCCAGAAATCACCTTTCTTTTTTCCCTCTACTGCGGCGCGGTATAATTTGTTTCTGTTTTTTATTTCTTTTTTATCTAGATCCTTGGTTTTGTCGGGGTGCGTTTCTTTTACAATCTCGCGATACAATTCTTTTGTTTCTTCGCTAGTTTTTTCTGGCAACTCCTTTTCTTCTTGTTTGTCTTTGGATTTTTCAGATAAGGGAGAAGATATTTTTTTGTCGCTACAATATTGAAACATTGCTGATATAAACTCGGATCTTGCTTGGTCGTATTCTTCTGAAATTTCCTCATACTCTTCGCTTAAGTATAGAGCTTTGTGTTTTAATTTTTTAAATTGTTTGCAGAGTTTTTTTTGATCGGTATTATTTGATCTTATGTTTATTTCATTTTTTTCTTGTTCAAACATTTTAATTACAACCTTTCATATTTTATATTACACAAAAAAGGCGGCCCAGATGGGCCGCCCAAGATAAACAATCTTGCTCGAATTAGATGGAGCCAAGTACTTCGATTGTATAGTTGGTCGATGAAATATCGTCCGAAAATACAAAAGTAGCAGTATGGTTTCCATTTCCATTTCCTCCGGAAACGCTCGAGAGCATAACGCCAAGAATTGGGTCAGTAGCCTCGGAAGACTTGAGGATACCAACAACTTTTGGTGCGTTTGCTCCGAAGTCGCGACCAAGGTCAACGGCGACAGAGCTTACTGCGTCTCCGCTTTCCCAGATTTGCTTGCTAGCAACAATAACATCATTTGTTGAGATGTCTGCTGCAAGACTGGAAACCTCGAAGTTTGCTGTGAAGTTCAAGCTAGAAACGTCTTGTTCGAGATCATCAACATCCGCTTCTCTTTGAGCCTGAAGGCTGGAAACGTCGGTAGTTGCTGTGCCACCCTGGGATGATTGATCTGCAGCCAAGCTAGAAACATCATAGTCGCGCTTAAAGTGCAAGCTTGAGATGTCGCTCTCATCAAGAAAAACCACATCGTTTTTCCCTTTGATTTGGAACTTGTTTGCCTCGCTAGATACAACGGAGATATTGTCTCCATTGATCTGTAATTCCTCGGTACGGAATATTTTAGCCATATCTATTTATACATTCTAAAAACTAGCTTGGGAACTAAGATGGAGGCGTATTGGGCGATCATTTACACAAGAATCTTACGAGCAAAAATAATTTAAAAATATTTTTTTCAAATGATGAGGATACGCCATAAAATGAACCACAAACGTATCTTTATCGATCATTCTTGGTTCTGTGTTGAAGGCGTTCATTGGAAAGATTTTTGTATTAAAATTAAATCCGTCAACCTGTTTTAATATTTTGCATAATATTTCTTGGTCTCCTCCGCTTGCGTACAGGGAGGACTTGTCTCCGTCAAAGTTTAGCCATTTTGTTAGTATGTTTTTTGAGTATTGGTGGTTTATGAAGATGAGAACTCCGCTGTTTAGGGTTGAGCCTTTTGGTAAATTTTTATTGTTAGAGCCTATGTCTTGACAGCCTATGATTTTTTTACAGGGAGCGCATTTTCTTAATATATCTTCAATTTTTTTATGAGGGTTAAAAATTATTGTATCTGAGTCCATCCATACAATAGCTTCATGGGAGTCTATGTGGTTTAATAGCGCTTTAGCCTTTGACCAATTCGCGCTTGTTTTTAGATCTAGGTTTTCTCGATAAACATAAAAAGTATATCCTTGAAGCTCGCAGTATTCGCGAATGTTTTTTTCAGAGTATATTGCATAGTCTGCTATTTCTTTTGTATATAAACTGACTATTGCTATTTTTTGCCCGGGGTTATATACGCTGAATTTATCTTTTGGCATCAAAGGTGTTGCGATTTGTTTTGATGCGTGATGCAAAAAATCGTGATCTTTGAAACTTACCCACTGGTCTGCGATGTTTATTAATTGCAGCTGCTTCTTTGAAAGGATGGGTTCTTGCGGGTTTGTTGTTTTTTTGATTTTGGATTTTAGGTCTGATTTATATTTCGTCCACCATTGCTGCGTTTTTTTTGTATGCTCTTCTACCCAGGCGCTGTTTTCTGATAATTTTTTTAAGTCTTTATGTATATTTTCCCAGCCGTTGCACTCAATTAAGGGGTGGTCTTTTCCTAGTATTTTTTTCCAGTATTCGCTTTTTTCTATAATTGGGATAGAGCCGACTTCTAGCGCCTCGTAGAGTCTAAACGTGTCAACACTATAATTGCCCTTTGGGCAAGGGACGAAAATTGAGTCTTTGAGTATTTTTTTATAATCTTGTGTCGTTAGGCTATCGCTTGATTGCCAGTTTTCGTTGGTGTTGCAAAAATATTTTCCTCCGGTTTTTTTTAAGGAATCTATCATTTTTGACCGGTTTCCTTGTTTGTGGGTTTGACCCATAAAACACCATATGTATTTTTTATTCATCGATAAATCCAGATTTATATCCCAGAGGAATAAAGGTTACGTTATCAGCTTCGGCGTCTTCTCGATAATACTGCCTAAAAACATGGTTGAAGTTTTTATAATAATCAATTTCTGCATGACAATGTTCGTCGCTTAAATGTATTAGGTTACAGTTTTTGCCTTTGAGCTTATCAAAAAAACTTCTTAAGCAATTTTGGTAATTAAATATTTTTTTGGCGACGCTTTTGGGGTACTTCCATACATGTTCTGTAGAAGTAGCGTTGCTGTAGACGTATGTTGCTCCTGGTTTTATTAGGTCAAGCCCTTCGTTGTATATTACTTCGGGTTTATCGAAAAGATGTAAAATAAAATCCTCTTCAAATAAATTTTTATTTAAAAAAACCAAACAATTGTTGTTGCTAGTTTTTAGGGCTTTATGTTTTTTTTCTGTTTCATGGTTCCAGTGCTCTACCGATTGATTGTTATAAAAGTCGGCCTTGTCTTGTTCATATGTTTCTAG